ATTTAATAAAGAAAATACATTAAAATTATTACAATTGATATCGCCATATATTCAAGCATCAATGCGATACAAGATTGATGTAAGAAAAGAAAACTATGAATGGGACAGTAAATTTTTAGATTATGGTTTGTTAAAAGTAACGGGTAAAAGTTATTTAAAAAATAAAGGAGCAAATGGATGTAAAAAACCGTATGTATATGATATTGAAGTAGAAGATAATCATAATTTTGTATTAGGGACGAAAACGTTTGGAAAACAAAAAGATTTTATTGATGGTCCCGTTTCCAGCAATTGTCACCACATTGGAGCCGAAGTATTTAGCCGTGCTTTATTTAAAGTAGTAACGAATTATACGCTAGGATTAAGTGCGACAATGAAACGCAAAGATGGTTTAACAAAGGTAATAAAGATGTTTATGGGAGAGGTAGTTGTAAAAAAAGAACGAGAAGGGAAAGAGAATGTATGTGTAAAAACAATAAATTATGCGGTAGTAGATGAAGATTTTAATAGGGTAGAATTGAATTTTAGAGGACAAACCCATTATTCATTGATGATTAAAAAATTATGTGAATTCAACCCTAGAAGAGAGTTTATATTAAAAATATTGGAAAGAATATTGAAAGAAGAAGACGATGAAAGTCAGATTATGATATTGGGGCATAACAGGAATTTATTAACATATTTACACGATGCTATAAAATATAGAGGTCTGGCTACGGTTGGGTATTATGTTGGTGGAATGAAAGAAGAGGAATTAAAAATAAGCGAAGGTAAAAAAATAGTAATAGCGACATATGCGATGGCCGAAGAAGGGTTGGATATAAAGACATTGACAACATTAATAATGGCGACACCTAAAACAGATGTAACGCAAGCAGTGGGTAGAATATTAAGAAAAAAATCAAAGCAAAAATTAGTAGTTGATATAGTAGATTCGCACGATATGTTTCAAAGACAATATATAAAAAGGCGGCGATTTTACAATAAACAAAATTTTAAAATAATGGAAACTGATATGAAAGGATTTAAAAAAAATGATTGGACATCATACAGTAGAAAACGGAAGTCAAAAAAGAGTGGTTCATTGAACCAACCTTTATTAAAAGGAAAATTGATGTTTAATTTGAACGAAGATTAATTATAAAGGAAATTATTTATTTTTTCATGCTGTATTTTCTACCTTTTTTCTTAAAGTAGACCTTTCCCTTTCTTCGGCTTTTCATAGCACGTCTTTTGCAAGAGAATGGGTTGGATTTGGCTCCCATTTTTGCTTTGCCTCCACCAACTTTAGATGCGTTGCATGCACAGCTTCCACCGCGTTGTCTACGACGGCGACGAGTTCTTCTTCTACGACTAAATGTCATAATATAATATATAGTGAGAAAATTTTAACTAAATATTATTAATAATTAACGGCGGCGTCTAGAGCGGCGTCTGCTTCTACGGGATTTGCGGCTCTTGCTGCGGCGACTTTTGCGGGATTTGCGGCTCTTTCTACGTCCTCCTCTTTTACTTTTACGCCTGCGACGACGTTTACTTTTACGCGATTTGCGGCTTTTTCGGCTTCTTCGACTTCTTCGACGCTTGCGTCTTCCTCCAGAAAGTGGGTTTTTACCGGATGCGGCTTTTCCAATAATTCCTTGTGCGGCATTTCCGGCTTTTCCGACAAGACTTGGGGCTACTGTTAGTATATCTCTTAAAAAGTTTGGCATTTATATAATAACTAAATATTATATAAATTATTTAATTTTTACCGTGAGAATAATTGTCGAAACAAGATGGTTTGTTTGCTTTAATTCCAACTGGTCCTAAAGCCCACGGTTTTGAACTAGGAAAAGACGCACCATATGAAAAACTTGAACCGCCATACATTCCTCTAGGGTTGGCTAAAGTGTTTAACGTCCCGGTTCTTCTTTTTGTTCTTCGCCGTTTTCTTTTACCGCCTCTTTTTTTACTTCTTCTTTGTTTTCTTTTTTTATGAGAACGGGACCGGTGTTTGTGTTTTCTTTTCATACCGCAACCACCTTTTTGGGATTTTCGGGATTTTCGGGATTTTCGGGATTTTCGGGATTTTCGGGATTTTCTACGCTTTCTTCTTCCTCCACACTGTTTCGGTTTGCCATAAGTAGATAAAACTGGATAACTACCTCTAAAAGCAGCTGAATTGGCTGCCGCTTCTTCATTAAAACCATACCCATTGCCACCGCATTGAGAATAATATCTACCAGAAGGGTTGCTATATCCCATTCCAGCAGTTGCGTCTTCGTTTAAAGAAGACATACTAACGCCATAACCACGTCCTTTCCCACCGCTCTGTTTTTTTGCGTTATGAAATAATTTGAAACTATTTTGTGTATTTTTTAAATAATCAGAATCAACGGACATTATATATATATTAATTTTTATTATTTTTTACAATTAAATTTGAACCATTTGAAATCAACGCATCCTTATTTAGTTCAATGGGAACCCACATATTAAATTTTTTTAAATATTTACATTTGAATATGAACTCTCTTTCTAAATAAACAAATTTATCTTCTCGAATGTTTTCGAATTCCTCTTCATCATCGCTTTCTTCAAGCGCATCTAAATTGCGATTTTCTTTAATATTTCTGAATAATTTATTCATAAAAACACTTTTTTTATAACTATTTATGTAAGCATAATCATATTTTATTAGTTCGCCAATGTTATTATGATGATACAATTCATAAATGTCGTGTTTAATAGTGGGTCTAATAAGGAAATTAGCATATATTTCTTTTTCGATGTAACATTTTTTATTATAAAAAGTGGTTTTTTGATAAAGGTTTCTGCCTTGTATAAAAAATATATCATAAGGAACGGTCTTCAAAGATTTTCTCAACTCGAGTTCATTTGTGTCCATTATTGGTAATCCAAATATAATATCATTATTAGAAATGGAAACTTGTTTAATATATTTTAAGTGTATTTTTTTCAATACTTTTAGTTTTTCAAATTGATTTGCTGTACTATAATATTTATTTTTGAAATAATGGAGGTCTTCGATATTGAAAAATTTTTTATTTTTTAAATGAAATATTGTTCCGTATAATATGGTGCCATTTCCAATGCACAACGATTTGTCAAAACAACAAGTAATAATATTTATATTATCAATGGACCGTCTATTTCTATTAATACATAACAAATAGCAAACTGGTTCGCTGTTATAATAATGGAACCAAGCAAAAAACTTTCGTCCTTTTGGTATTGCTAAATAAAAATCAACAGATAGAGTATTCTTATACATATTTTTTTCATAAGAAAGTTCTATCTCAGGAAAGTTCGATAAAATTTTATTGAAATTAAGTTTCATTATATTAATAATGCGAATGTTTTTAAGTAGTTTAAAAATTACTATAGGGGGCTTGTCCTGTGCCTTGAAAGAAATTGCCTGATTCCTCGATCTCATTTTTAGTTTTTTCCAATGGTTTGGTATTAGGAACATTCTTTATAGGATTAAGAGATTGAAGATATTCTTTTAATTCATCTTTCATGCTGTCTGTATTTGTTGTTTGAACTTTTTCATTGATATTTAACATTTTTTTATAGTTTTCGACAGGCTTATTTACTAAATCTTTGGTTTTTGGAATTGTTAAATTATTTTTGAAGAATAAAAATATATAATGAATAGTAGCAATTAAAACTACCGATATAATTGTTGTTTGTAATATCCATAAAAACATAATATATATTGTTTATAGAATCAATTGAGCAAAATACCGAATATCATCTTTTAACGAAATATTTTCTTCCGTCTGATCTGAAACAAAATATAAATCGATAAATTTATCATTACAAAATTCAAGAATAATTGCTGTTTTCGTTTTTTCTGATAAATAAAATTTCATTTTTTTAATTATTAAAGATTTATGCTCAACCGGAATATTCCAAATTTTTTCTTTGGTATAATAAAATTTGGAATACTGTCTTAATAAAGTAAAATTTTCAAAGTTTATCATCATATATGCGTTATTATAGTTAATTTTCTTTTTATAATATTCATCATCTTTCATGTAAACAATGCCAGACGGAGTAATAATCTCAAGATCAGTTGTTTCTCTAAATAGTAATTTTTTTTTTAGTTTTGTTACGAGTTTATCTTGATTAATTTTATTAAAGTCTATTTCTTTGATATAATATGTGTGCATGTTAAATAATTATTAAATAAACTATTTAAATGCTTTTTATGAATTCAATAAAATGGTGAAAATATTGCTTATTCAAAAAACAGGAGAATTAAAAAATAGTAATTTAAATAGTGTAGATCTAGAGCTTTTATATAAAAAAGCTGGATTTAGAAATGGGAATAATTTTGGATGGAGAGCTTGTTGGCCCCACGACAATTCGTTTATTTCATTATATTGTAGGGATTCGGGTAGAGAAAGCACAATTAATAAATATGATTTGCCTCCTCCAATTGATACAAATTTATTTTATGGAACCTTAGTATGTATAAAACATGATAAGTTGGATATTAAAGATTCGACTGTATTTTCGGATTTGACAGTTGTCGAATGGGAAAACTGTTATAATAAATTATTCGGTGGATTTGAAGATTTGAATAATGAGGATAGTTATAGCGATGAAGAAGAAATTCCAGCACATCTACAAACAAAAGAAGGATATTCAAAAGAGGATGGTTTTATAGTAAGCGACGAAGACGAATGTGCTGATTATGTCGATGATGATGATGCGGGCGATGATGAGGATGATGATAATTTAGATGATGGCGAAGATGATAATTTAGCAGAACACATAAGTGCCGATTCAGATGAAAGTGATGACGATGAAGACTCTGATGAATTGGAATATGAAAGCGAGGCAAATAGTGGTTCTGAATTATCATATGAAGAATACTTGAGCGATGATTGATTTATATTATATTATATTAATTGAAATAATATAAATAAAATTTAAGTAATTAGAATAAATGAAAATAGCAAATGGAAAAGAGTTTAGAAATAATATTGTTTCAAAGTTAAAGGGGATTTTTCAAGATTTAACAGAAAAAGAAATATTAAATCTTGAAAAAGGAATTTTTAATTATACAATACGTATGAGCGAAGACAGGCAAATAGTAAAAAAATGGGACAATAAATATTTTATACAGTTATATATCGACAAATTTAGAAGTATATTATGCAATTTAGATATACACTCTGCCAACAACAAAAATGCTAAAAAAATATTAAAAAAGATAAAAGCAAAAAAAGTATCTACAAAAGTGGTAGCAAATATGACACATCAAGAATTAAACCCAAAAATATGGAATGAATTAATTCAAGCTAAAATTAACAGAGATAAAAATTTTGGAAAAGCAGATGATATGCTTGCAACAGATGAATTTAAATGCTTTAAATGCAAAACAAATAAATGCACTTATTATCAACAACAGACGCGTTCCGCGGATGAACCCATTACAACATTTGTATCCTGTTTAAATTGTGGAAATAAATGGAGATTTTAATTATATATCTATTGTTTAAATATATATATATGAGTAATACGATAATTTATGAAAACCCCATTTTTTTTAATAATATTTCAAAGCCAGAGATCACTTATAATAAAACAAATCCTTACATAAAATTTGAAAATCAAATATTAAGCGGTGGAATAGAAGAAAGCACAGTTGATAATATAACATTATTAGAAGCAAAAAAAAATACATTGAAATATCCTAGATTAATTGGCTTTTATTTTAAAATAGGAATTGCATCAGAAAATTTAGATACGACAGTTGGGACAGCAGTTTATTATTTAAAATTAGAACAAACAATGACTTTAATAAATAAAGGCTCTGACGGCGGTTCAAATAGGTATACCTTATTCTTGAAAAAAAACAATGAGTTTATAAAAGAAACATATTGGTTCGCATCGAATGATGATGATTACACTGGTGGATTAGATTATATAAATATAAAAATTCCAGTTGTTGATATATCAAATATAGAGATTATGAAAACAAACATTGATACAAAATTATGGGAAAACACTGGATATAATGCCCCCGTAACGACGAATGGAACTTTGACAAGAACAAATTATACACCATATCATAACATTGAATGGTATATATATGTTTGGCAAGAAATAAACGATCCTTGGTTTCATGAGAACGGCCAAGTATTGACATATTATCCAAATTTAAATCAAATAGCGGACGAGAATACGGGAACACTCAATTGTCATCAAACAAATATTTATGACCGACCAATGGGTAGAAGTTTCATGTCGTCAAACACTAATCTAGGAAACCCACTTGATGATATAGACGGCTTCAAAATATATACTCATAATTATACGACTGATTTTACAGCTGATACATCTTCAAATTATGTAACCGTGTATAGGTTGTCGTCGATGGTAGGAGATAATAATGGATTGCCAATAAATTCCGAAATTAATATAATAGAACCAAAATTTGGAAATGTATATGCTTTTTATACGTATAGATTAATAGGAGCGGGTGATTTGACATTTGACGATTGGAATGATACAAATAATCTTACAAATTATATACCAAGAAGCATACCCATAGAAGGCAATTTTCCTTTTTTTACACCAGGAATTAAAATAGACCAAGAAACAATTGATGATGATGTTGGAGAATGGTATACCGTTAGAATTTTACAAAACAATTGGTCTCCTTGGAAATGGCGACATTTAACAATATCTGATAATGGAACTGATATAAATAATTTTGCCAATATAAATGCTTTCAAACAATTTAAACCAAAAAGAAAACCATTAATACAATATATTAATCAGCGATTAAAGGTTACAATACCACCAGAATCAATTGAAGATTTATCAAACAATTTTGTTTCAAGATTTAGACCTGATAGAATGACTCCAAGATTTAAAACGATGGCAGGGGATATTTATATACACCCATATGAATATAATCAAATAATAAATACAAGTTTAAAAATTTATATTTTCAAAGATGCTCCAAATCAAACAGTAATAGACTCGTTGGGTAATGCGTTATTATTAAATCCAGAATATTCTGATGAAATTCAAGGTATAACAAAAAACTATTCGGTTCTTTCTACACCAACCTATGTAACAAATATATTAACTAGTTTTGAACCGATTAATTTTTCAGAAAATTATAATAGAATAGATGATTTAATATTAACACAAGGAAACACATATACATTCGATATATCAGACCCACTATTTGAGACTAATCCTTTGCTATTTAGTATTACAAGCGAAGGAACTAACAATAATGGGGAGGAATACAGAAGAGGAATTACATTATTTGGTACAACACAAGGCACGGCCGGTTCCTATATAGAATTTAAACCAGATAATGCCTCGCCAAGAGAATTATATGCGTATCAAGGAGGTAATATAAGAGGTAGTTCAGTCAAAATATCAATCTTCACAAATAATGAAGAAACACGCGATTTCACTAGCAATATTTATCCCTATAATGATAAATTTACTGATATATCGGCGGACGAAGTATATACATTAGACGATAATCCATTGAAATATAATGTTTTTCCCGATTCTAATTTCGATTTTTTTGATGTGGCTTTACAAGATAGAGGTGATTGGGCTTATAAAGATGCAAGTGGTGGAAATTCTAGTTTTTTAGTTGAAAATAGAGCACAAGCGGATGTAAAAGTAAATGAACCTACCTGGATTGGATATGAAGAATATACGCCAGACGACGTTCAAATTTTAAGACCTTATTTGGTAGATTTAAAATCATATCCACTATACGTCCATATGTTAAACGTCCCTCTAGGAAATGGATGGTTTACAAATTGGAAATCAAAAGAAGAATTTCCGACATCTACTGAAAAAATAATAGATATATCAGATAATGAATATTATATTAGATGGAGTTTTGAATTTCATAGATATAGATATGATAAATCAAATAGATATGACCCTAGAAATGTTAGTTGGGTTGATATATCATATAATAATGGAATAAGTCCATATACATATTTTGATTTTAGAGAATATGGTAAAATATATAAACCAAAATCTATACTAATGTCATATCGTAGAATAGAATATCCAAATGCTCCAGAAACTTATTATAAAAATTTAAGATTATCAATAAATGTTAATGAAATAGAAGATTTATCAACCAATGTTGTTTATAATACTGATTTAGGAGCTCAAATATCATTTCAATTTTATGTAATAAAGCCAAAATCCCGTTCAGATAGAGACCAAAACGACCCTATAGTTGATATATCATCTAATTTATTCAGCACATATGATTTATCTTTTAATGTATCACCCGAAGGGTCGCAGATGTTTCCACCTGTATTATATGTAGATATAAGTGATACAAAAATACGCGAAACAACTCTGTTGCCAGGTAGATATATAGGAATATGGAGTTATACGGTTCAACATAATTGGGTTAATCCAAAAGCTAGGAATTATCCTTTAATACCTAGCGTAGATTATTTTTCTGAACCAAGCTATATTGACATAGGATATAATGAATTTTTATATGATAATAATGAACCGATATTCAAAGTGCCGGATGATTTAAGTAGAATGACATTGGAAATTTCCAGAGATGATATAAATAATTTAATATCAATGTGGAATACTTACTATAAAGGTCTATTATCAAATGAAACTACCATCACATTTAATTTTCTTTTATGGTCTCCCAATTATGAATACACGCAACTTTTATCAGGTATAAGAAGATGGGAATTACCAAATGATTTTATTGGAGAAGAAGATTTAAGAATAAAACAAACGCCCGTAGAATACCAAGATACAACTCAGATAATTCCTATGCAAAAAGTGTGGTTAGGAAATGATAATAGTGATTCTTCTGGTGCGATATATGATTGGGGTTTCGGGGGAGAACCTGGAATACAATATAGAAAGGTTACTTACCATGATATATCTCTCAATAAAGTTTATAATTATAAGTATCATCCACTTGATATATCAAGTGGAGACCCAAATGTTAAATCGGCAGCTTTTGATATATCGCAACTTATTCAATTCGACGCGGTTGATATATGTTCTAATGATTTCATGATAGAATTTTTTATTCCTGGAACAGCACAAACAATTAATCACGTAGTAACCGCTTCTGGTGGTAAATATTATATAGATGGAAATATAAATCCTATATTATCGTTTATTACTGGAAACACATATATATTTGATATAACTTCATTTACAACAACGCATCCATTTAAATTTGGAACGGCAAGTGATGGCAATGGAGATGAATTTACAAATGGTATAACAACGAGCAGTGATGGAAATATGATTACATTTATAGTTCCCCAAACTATACCAAATACTATATATTATTACTGTGACACACATAATAACATGGGAAATAGTATTAGTATAACACAGTCAGTTGATTTAAGTCAAAATCAGGCTTTTTGGGGTTTTAGTAATAGTCCAACAGATGCTACGGTTACAACCGATTTAGAGATGTTTAGAGATAATTTTCATATAGGAATAAATGGAAACGGTGCTGATACAAAATGGATGGATGATGTGGGTGCCGATACGTTTAAACAAGAATCGTTTATATATAAACCACCTTATGACACTAGTTTGAGAAACGGTCAAAATCATTATGTTAGGTATAGATTACAAGAAGAACAAGATAATACGCTTAGATACCATTTTACATATACGCCAACAAGAGGAGTTTTGAATACTGTCTTGCAAACGGGTCAAATGGATCTAATAATATATTTGAATGGTGAAAAAATATTTGATTTGCCAGATTGGGGAATAACCTTAGACCAAATAACAACTGTAGGACAAGCATATGATGTATCTGATAATCCGGTCGTTCAGAGACAGGTTATGGCAAGATTTCTTTTTCCTGATATATCAAATACGCAATCAATTATAAATGATTTATCAAACTCAACTGTTGTATTAAATACATTTGTTCCGCAAGATTTTGATGATGAAGACACTGAACCTTATTTTTATCAAAGTCAGAATTTTGTATCAAATGGTTTATACGTTCCGTATATTTCTAGATGGGAATATACAATTTATGACCCTTCGAATGATTTAATATTAGAAAGTTCGATAGTTCAATCAGAATATGCGAACGAAGTTCAAAGAGTAGCGGATTGGCAAGTTGGATATTTACCCGATGGAAGTTCGTACATTCAAAGAGATGAAAATTATCCATTCGAGCATTTTTATAAATATGCTTCTTTATATTCAATCCCAAATGATTTTGTACCGCCACTTCCTTTTTATCCTACACAAAATTTAGACCTTTCATATAATCGAGTTACAAAAGAATTGGTAGTCAAATTTGATTATGAAAAAATAGTTTATCCATTGTTGATAAATTTACAAAGATATTGGGTTCAAGATGATTTTGAAACAACTGTTACATATTACATATATGCTTGGATTCCAAATTCAACAAAATTACCTACTAATTACCAAAGTGTAGATGATATAAAACAATATCATTTATGGGAAGATGATGTATATGATATATCTTATACAATTGTATCTTCTAATCCATATCAAGAAGTAAATATAATGCCTTCAATCCCGTATAATATATATACAATAACAAAGGAAAACTTGATATTTGGAAAATGGGTGATGGCGTGGAATTACAGGGTTGTAAACGATGCTTATAGTGCTTTAGATAGGCAACGTCCTGATTATATTGATTTTGATGTAAGTGCTGTAGAAATAGATATACCTCCTATATTGTACGACCCCAAAGAACCTTTAATAGAACATTTAAATACAGGTATTTATTATGAAAATGAAAAAATAAAATTAACAATTTCTTCACAAGAATTGATAGACTTATCGAAAAATATATATACACAGTTGAGTGGATTACAAGATATATCGAGCATTGATATAAATTATTATTTATGGACCCCTAATAATACAACCTCTCATAATGATATATCGGGATGGGAATTACCAGATGGATTTTATGGATTGAGAGACCAACGAATATATGCTGCTCCTGTATTATACGAAACCCAAGATAATTTTGATAAAGGATTATATAACACATATTTTAAAGACGCAAGTGGTGGTGAATTTGGATATAATACCAATTCCGCTTTGAAAAAAACCATTTCCATAGACATAAGTGGCGGAAATTTAATGGATGCTTCAAGTGTTATTTTTAATAAAGATGAATTGTGGGCGTCCCCTTCATATGACGACTTATCAAATAATGATATTTCAGGTCAAATACCATTTTCGGATCATTTGATTGCTCCATATTTAGCAAGGTGGTCTTATGATATAGTTCGGAATGGTGTGCCCAATTATACATCTGACATATCAGATAATATATACTATAGAAATCCTTACTGGACTAGCACAACTGATATATCGGGGTATGAAATGATAGAAGATTATGACAAAATAAATAAATATCGTTATGGAAATTTATATCCAATATCGCCATATGTAGAGCCGCCAGTAATTATATTAGAGAACGAAGGGTTGTGTAGTTGTCCTCAAAATGAAAAATCAATAACAAAAAGTCAAGAAGCAACTAATTACAAAAAAAGAGTTGTTACTATGATGAAAAATTTTAGACACGCTAAAAGGTTAAGAGCTAAACCAGCGTCGTTAGACCCGCGAGCAACAAATCCGAATGTTAATTATAAATATCCAAATACGTGTGAATAATATTTTATTTTATAAATATAATATAATATTATGGCTACTACAATGATAGGTTCATATTCAACAGAATCAGGTATAGGCGTTGAAACAAGATGTTTGAACTTTAATATGCATTGGGATGGGTTTCCATTGACATCAAAATTTTATTGTAAACTAATTCAATGGAAAAATGAATTAGTACCAAGAATATATATCAAAAATCATATATTCAACGCTTCGATTGCTCCTGAGTGGTTCAACGATAGAAAAATCGTAAATTTTAAATTTGGTTTTATACAAACTAGTTATATAAAAGAATTTCTAGGAGAATTGGTAGATGATGACCCCCGAGAGCCAGGGTATTCGTGTTTTAAGGTAGTAATGTTTAAAGTTAGAGAAGGGACTGGAACATTTTATTATCCATTAAAAGCTTCAAAATATGGAGGAACATCTGTGGGATTACAAGACGACCAGCGCATGGGGTTAGATGAAAATTCATTTAATCAAGAAACTGGTTTGATTTATTATCAGGAATTTCCAGGAAATTTAGTATGGGAATTTTATTTTGGGTATATTAATTTAACTGATATTTGGTCTCCTGATGAAAATACAAATCCTTTAATAAAAATAAGAAATCCTATGTATATGTCTATTTATAACTTTAACTGTGCAACAATTGAAAGTGAGATAACAGATGTAACATTTACGCCTTTATTTACACCTAAACAAAAAATTACCATATATACGGAAACAAAACCTACTTGGTTACAAATATTATCAGACCCCTTAGTAATCCCAAAAGGAGATACTGGAACTTGGAATTTTAATGTTAAAGCAATCGAACCAAAAGAAAATGGTATGTTGCCTATTCAAATGGCATCGGACGACCCTTTTTATAGAACATATAATGAACGTATTAAAATTATAGCAGGCAGAACTTTTTATATTGTGAATGTTAGAACTTCTATTGATGGCGATATTTATGTATTAAGCTTTAATATTATTGATTTTAAAGTAGTAAATCAATTTGGATTAGAATTGGCAACTATTGAATTGGGAGGTTCTACTGAATTTTTTATTAAAATTATACCGGATGGACGGTTGGATATGTTGCCAACTGATGTAAATATATATTTCCAATTTGATAATCAATATCCTCATTTAATAAAAATGCCAGACGTAATTGCTTATCCAGAGAGAGATATAACTGGCGCTAGAACAGAACCTAGCTTTATTTCAACGTCTTATGGATTAACAGGTGATGTTGATGAATTTGAAGTAAAAATATCAACACTATCTTCAAATTTTTATTATAATCGAATTGAAAATATACCTGCTATACAAGTTAATATTGCCAATATTTTTATCAACACAAATAAGGTATTAATAGATATTTATGATTATGTGAATCCTAATTTTAGTGCAGACGTTCAAATTTTACCAAGAAGATTAAGTGACATTACAGAAGTTCTAAAATTAGAGGCTATTATTGTAGCAAGTACCGCAACATTTGTTACTTTCAATTATACATCAACTTTTGCAAATAATGAATTTATAATAATGGAATCGGCTTCAGGAGCAACTGAATTGACTGAATTCAATTATCAAAACCCGATAATATCTAAACAAGGGGATGTTTTATTGATCGATACAAGTGACCCAAGTAATTTCGGTCAAAAAATAACTTTTTATGATGGCAATACAAATTATTCCGAGGAATTGAAGGATGAAAACGGAGAAATATTAGCACAATATAGCAGAACGTATCCGCAAGGTACTCCTAATTCATCTGTTTCAATAAGGTTGCCTTTAGATAAAACAACCGTATATTATAGAAATCAACCAATTAATCCAAAACAAGCCTATTGGGTATATGGATTCGGCGAAGTGCAATTATCAACTTTAACTTATTTGTCAATAGGGGATATAACATTTACAGATATTGACGGAACAACGGAGGGAGGAAGGATGTCGTTGATAAGTAATGACAATCAAGGACAGATTGATATACGAATGTCTGTTGCTGATAATGATTTATTTGCAGAAACAAATATAGGAACAATTACGGCGCGAACAATAAAAGTAACACCTCCAATCGATTTAAACTATGAGATATTCGATGATAATAACGTCCATTTATCTTGGAGTGTTGAAGAGATAGGTAAATCATTATATGATTTCGCCGATCCTACTTTGACAAGATATGCTACAACAGTTACATTTGAAATTTTACGTTTAACATTTATAACAGGCGAACCTACGTATGAAGTAGTTGGAATATCAGAAAAGGCAGAATATATAGACGAGACCGCTATAAGATACACAAATTACAGATATAAAATAAGGGCGATTATTGAATGGGAAGGAGTTATTGTACGGTCAAATATGAGTGACTTTTTATTTGTATTTGTTTGTCAAAACAATGCTTTCCCATACGGACGATGGACTAATGGCACAAATAATCCAAAATTATATAAACCATTAAATGGTGTTTGTAATACAATCAATCAAGTTACGCGGTTCCCTCTTGCTGGTCCTTTATTTCCTAATGCAGCCCAAATGAGTCAGAAAGAAATATATACTATGTTAGCTAAAAACCAAAGTAGACCTACAAGATAATTCAAAATATATATTATTATTTTTTATAATATATATTTTATAAATTTAATTGATATGGGAGAGAAAAACATAGAATTTTTTTAATAAAAAAAAGTTTAACAAACTAAACTTCAAGAATTTCAAGATCTTCCAGTTTCCAATATTCAGACACTCCGTTTGGAATAGGTCTTCGAATTATGAATGGAATTTTTTTTTCTATAAATTCTTTTTCAGCGATTGTAATACCGTCTATAACATGAGATGGAACATCTACAAAAGGATTTGAACCAGCATTTATTTGCTTAGCTCTTAATCCAACAACTTTTGCTTGTTCATATCTAGTTAAAATGGGTATTGTAGTATGCAATGGGTCTATTATAATACCGTTTTTATCTCTAACAACCGTTGATAATGTCATCATTTCTTCGTATGAAATTTGTTTTAATTCAGGATGATAATCTAATAATATATTTTTTTGGAGATCTTGATCGAATTTTTTAAAATCTTGGTCTTCGTCTTCGTCACTTTCAGATTCATCTTCCGTTTCCTGTGGCGGGGGGTCAAACTTCATCTCTTCTATTTCCACTGTTGGAGGCTTAACAATGTTTTCTTTAACCCCTTCGCCTGGAATATTTATTTCAGTTGTAGTAATATTTGGTTTGTCTTTGCTTAAATTATCCATATTTAAAATTATAAAATATTATATTTTTAAATCAATTTCTTATTTCTGTTTAATTTTCCAAGCGTGGTCGCATACACAACATAAGTATACAAATTTCATATTACTATCATCATATCTCAAATAAACGATTTCCTTTTGTTCCTTTGACGCTGTCTTTTCGCCAGATTTAGATTCATCTGTGCCAACCATTATATTTGATGGACAATTCGCATTTGGACAATCTATTGTATCAATTCTAGGCAAGGTAGGATCTAATTTTGTATATTGGTTTACAATATTATCGATAGACGAGGTATCTTTTTTTAGATCTGTTTTTGAAACACATAGATTATCAAGTTCGTTGATTAAATCTGTATTTTTATGTCCGCATTTGCGGCAGTTGTAAACTAATTCTTCAGTGTCTTTGTCAATTTGTATATAATACATATTACCACATTTAATACAAAAGTGCATCTTATATTATTATATTATAATTTATTTAATTCAGTTTTTTATCATTGAATAATTTTTGAATCGAAGTCTTTAATTCTTTATAATCAACGTGGCTTTTCATGCCATAAATTGTTGTTGTAATCCACAGGCTTTTATTATTTTTTTCCAATTCATTTAAATCGGTCATAATATCATTAAAATTATTTTTAAGATATTCTTTTATAAAAACATTGAAGGTTTCAAAATATTTTGAAGTAGGCAAAACTGAATTTTTAACAACATCATGGAGGGCGACTTTATAATTACCCCATCTTACTATATCATGATAACTTTTAAAGGAAGGATGTTTTATCGTAACACCAGGTTCGTTTAAAAGTGGTTGATTGTTAAATACATGTGAAACTATTGTTAATAAAATAGATGAAATATTTTGACAAGAAGTCCATCCTTCGCCTCTCCAAGTATTTAAAACGGACAGGCAAACTTTTCCGTTTCTATATAAATTTGGATTAAATCTAATATTTTCACCATTTGTTAGGTAGGTTACAACTGGTGGAACGTATGGATATTCGTTTGAAAATGAAAATTTAAAAAAATAAAAGCCGTGGCGATAAAGAGTGTCGCTAGGACCAATAATCATCGCATAACCCATAAAGCAATTGTCGGTATCATGTACGTAATGAATACCGTGATTAGTTAATGGGTTTTTAATGATATTTCTTACATCTTTTAATAAACGCTTTAAATTTTTTGATAAAGGATTTTGGGCGACAGTCGATGACATTATATATAATATTTTAGAAATATCTCTATATATAGTTTTTATATAAATAGTTCAAACCATAAAAGCTAAGTGATATTATTTCAATGAAAATTTTCCGAACTATTAAATATCAAAAATTGATTTAAAATAATATCGGTTGAATATACCAACAATGTCAACGACCAATGCAAGCAAAGAAGCATCTTCTAAAAAGCTAAAAACGTTCAACACATTAAATGATTTTTTGAAGACAAGGAGTTGCCAGAGACACCAGGGCAAAAAGTGTACGCACACCCGAATCGGGAGTAAAGAACTTGGAATATGGGGCGGTGCTTATGTTATAGATGAACCGAAACAATTGAAAATATTTCATAAATTATACCATGACAAAGTTATCAAAAAAAATCTACCCGAATACTTAACAGAAATTCAAGATAGAGATTCAGGAGGACCAATCTTGATAGATTTAGATTTTAGATATTTCGATGCTAAGGTAAGAAAGCATCGCCAAGAACACGTTGAGGATATTGTCGAAATTTATATCGAAATGTTGAGTAAGTTAATATCAATTACTGATGAAGTAAAAAAATTTAATGTCTATGTTTTTGAAAAAGATGAAATAAATAAATTATCCAATCAAAATACGTATAAAACGTCGGATGGAAAAATATTTACATCGAAGGATGGAATACATATGATGATTGGGTTAAATATGAAGCACGACATGCAGCAATTATTGAGAACAATGGTTGTTGAAAGATTAGAAGATGTATTGTCGGATTTAAGACCTGAATTAGTAAATACGGCAGAAGATATATTAGATAAAGGTATATGTACGGGTGAAACCGGATGGCAGGTATATGGTTCAAAAAAGCCTGGTGGCAAGCCATATAAATTAACTGGAATATATAAAATAATCCATGAGGCAGACTATTCGATTGACAGCGATGCTACAGCTGAGGAATTACAAAAATTTAAAGATAAAGCTCGAATAACGGAGCTTTTTATTATTCGAAACAATCAACATTTTAAACACGTAGAAATAGGCGAAACAATGAAACAAGAATGGGAGGCATTGCAAGAAGAGAGTAAAAAAAATACCCAAAAAGGTCTCGTCCAATATGTATCGGTCGAAGAACAAGACAGTCAATTTGAATTATATCTTGAGAGCAATGGACTTGCTAATATAGTAAACGAAAGTGAATTAAACAAAGCAATACAAGCATTTATAATTGATTCAGGAGATGACAAATTAATGAACGCGCATAATTACACAATGTTATTAGGTGACAATTATTATAAACCATATGATAAATGGTTGAAGGTAGGTATGGCGTTACAACATACAAATAATAAATTAATATTAACTTGGATTAAATTTTCTTCAAAATCAGATACATTTGATTGGGATGATTGTGGAAGTGATATTCCAAATAGGTGGGACCATTTTAGAAAAAATAAATCAAAAACCTTGACAATTGGCTCAATAAAATTTTGGGCTAAATCTGAAAATCCTGATGAATATAATAAAATAAGGAAAGATACGATTGATAAGTACGTGAGAGACACGTTATTTGGTTCAGGGACAGAATATGATTTGGCAAGATTAGCCCATCTAATGTATAAAGATCGATTTGCTTGCGTATCACATAAGAAATCGGGCGAATGGTGGGAGTTTGGTAAAAAAAGTAAAAATAGTAGGCACATTTGGTGTGAAAACGATTCTGGAACTTCTTTAAGAAGAGAAATATCAAAAACAATGTCCACTTTATATATCTCAAAAGAAAAAGAATGGATGGAACTAATGAGAGTATTGATGCAGACGGGAACACCCGAAGCAGCAAAACAATTGGATAGAGTAACAAATGAATCAACCATATTTAATCAAATAGCAATTCAATTAAGAAGGACAACTCATAAACAAAATATTATGAAGGAATGTAAAGACGAATTTAGAGATGAATATTTGCTAGAAAAGTTAGATTCTGACCCATATAAATTAGCATTTAACAATGGAATTTATGATTTTAAAGGCAATCCATACGAAGTTCAAGAATTACACAACAATTCCTATAAAAATGTAACAAAATATAAGGGGATTTTTAGATCCGGATGTCCCGAAGATTATATTTCGATTTCAACCAAGCAAGATTATATTAAAATAGATTACAATAATGAAGAACACGTTGAAATAGTGCGTGAAATCAACTCATTTATGGAGCAATTATTTGTTGATAAGAATTTAAGAAGATATATGTGGGAGCATTTGGCAACTGGCGTAATAGGCACGAATAGTAATCAAACTTTTAATATATACAATGGCAATGGGTCAAATGGGAAATCAGTATTGGTTACATTTATGAAAAAGGTTTTGGGAGATTATGCTGATATTGCGGTTCCAATTACTTTAATAATGGGGGCAAGAACGAATATAGGGGTTGCTTCGCCAGAAATTGCTAATTTAAAAGGGATTCGATTTGCGTGTATGCAAGAATCAACCAAAGGTGATAGAATCAACGACGGTGTAATGAAACAATTGACAGGAAAAGATCCATTAACTGGTAGAAAGTTATTTCATGACCCAATTACATTTTATCCTCAATTTACATTAGTATGTTGTTTAAATACGATGCCGACGATTACCTCGAACGATGGGGGAACATGGCGAAGAATTAGAAAAGTAGATTTTGAATCTAAATTTATTGATGTAGAAGCAGGACAGAAAGTATCAGGAGTAGAAGCGGATAAGCAATTTGCAATGGATAAATATTTGGAAGAAAAGTTTGATACTTGGGCGCCATATATGTTAAGCTTGTTAATAACCATTGCACAGAGAAATATGGGATTGGTATATGACTGTGAAAAGGTTAAGGAAGCAAGTAATTCATACCGTCGAAACGAGGATTATCTTGCTAGATTTATGGCAGATAAAATAGAAAGAATAGGCGACGATAAATTTAAAGTTTTGAAATCAGCAGTAAAAACCGAATTCCAACAATGGTGGAGAGTAAATCAAGGAACGCAACGAATACCTCCTATGACAGAATTAATTGGATATTGCGATAGAGAATATGAAAGGAACACGGGTACATCACCAGGAAGATATTACAAAGGATGGAAAATCATATTTGATGCGTATGATGACGAAGAAGAGGATGCCGAAGCATAAATAAATTATAATATTTTTTAATTATAATTTATTCAGGATTATTGAAGGTAGATAATGCTAAGTTATTGAAATACGACAATACTGAAAATACAAATATTACTAAAACACTTACTCCAAGATAAAAGTAATCAATTGCGACGTGTTCCATTTTTGAAAAAACAAATCCAATCAATGGATTTATTAAAATTAAAGGAAACAAGGTTAGTATAATAATAAATCCCCAAGTTTTAATATTTCTCCACCCACCTAAAAATATAAACAGTAAAATAAGAGTTGCGAAAGCAATCCAATATAAAGTTTTTAAATAATAATTAATAAAACTTTGATATTCGCTTGTATTATTATAATAATTACTTAATCGAATAGCAACATTGGAATCATTTACAGCTTTTTTCAAATCGCCATATAAATTGGTATTTTTTTCTTTGTAGATATGGTTCATATCTTTTAAATGAGGAACAAATGAAAATTGAGATTTATAATAAGTTATTAAATCTTTTATATCTTCTTTATAATCATTGAAAATAGTAACCCATTCATCGGTAATATCCAATGCTTGGGCTAGATGTCTTTTTTTTAAAAGTCGCCCATATTCACTATGTTTGTTTGATACGCTATAATAGGTGCTTTCAGCTTTTTTAAACCGCCCACCCGCTGTGCTTTTGTTTGCTCTTGCGGCATCCAATTCTTCTTTTGCTAAAATTATTTGATTTCTTTTTTGTTGTTGTTGATATTGGCTCATAGTTGTATAATAATAAGATTTTAATTCAAATAACTATATCTTGAAGAACTGCCATCGTGTGCTGACAATCCGCCCATGACGGTAAATCCTTCGCCATCTTCTTTATTTGCTGCGGCAGCTGCGGCAGCCACCATTTTTGCATTAACAGCATTATAAGAAGCAGAGGCATTCGCGCAAGTAAGGTATGACAAAATACTTTTATCATTACCGACGCCGTTCGCCTGTGGGATTACAACCTTGTTAAATCTTCCTCCATATGATTGGTCTAATCTTTGATAAGTTCTATCATTTCTTCTCATATTGTAATAGATTCTTCCCGCGACTGTTATAAGAGTGCCCGCAATTACAAGAGCAATTAAAGCAACCCCGACGATTCTAGGAAACCATGGTTGTCTCATCAAGAAAGAAATAACCAAAACTACGAATATGCCATAAACAACATTTTTCATAATACCCCTTAATTCATTATATCGTTCATATTCATATTGCCCTATTTCAACCATTTTCATTTTATTTAATTTTTCGGCTCTTAATACTTCTAATTGATCTTCCGTGTTTTTTAATTCGTCGCCCATTGTTCTACCCACGGCAACTTGGTCTGCCAAATCTTCTCTACTTCGCGTGACATTTATTTGAGTTGAGGTATACATTCCTTTTAACTTTCCAAATAATCCTTGTCTAATGGTTACAAGTTCTAGAATTCTTTTACGAATTCTTTCTTCTTGTTCGTTGGCATCCGGAGATGATTTATTTATACCCTGCAAATTGGCAAACATGTATCTTTCAAGTTCTTGTAATTCTTTGATTTGCTTAATAGTCGCTTCGTGTTTTTCGGCTAATTTGGCTGGACGTGTGTTTTTATTATAATTGTCTTGACCCGATTGAACTGACATTTATATATTAACTTATGATAAAAAATTAATATATAATTAAATAGCTCTTCTAAAATTAATAATCGTAGTTGCGATTAAAACAATTGCTAAAATACTCATAAAATAAAAACTCATTTCTTCAGCTTGTTTTTTTAATTCTACAGCTCTCCTCTGTGCTTCTATTGTTGGGTCGGTGCCTTCATAACTTCCGTCTGCTTTTTTACCACCTGCTAATCCCATAAGAGTCGCATATCTTTCTTCGAAAGTTTTTAGGTCACGCGCCAATTGCATTTCCGAATCACTCGTTGAAGATCGTAATTTTTTATTTACGTTTTCTAATGTATCTATTTGATTGTATAAAGTTTGTGCCGCATCAGAAATTTTCCCATTCTTCGCTTCAATTACATTGTATTTTTTATAAAAATTGTGTGTTCGTTGTGTTTCCATTCCACTAGAGGAAGCGGCTTGATTACAAATGCGTTTATAGGCCTTTGCTTGTCCGGAACCTTTTTGCATACCAAAAGCCCCCGCTAAATCATCGCATCTTTTAACTTCGTTACCGTTTATATTTCCCAATGGTCTCCCTCCCTTTCCGCCACCACATTCGCAACATCCATCCTTAATCGTGGTTCCTTTTCTATCAGCCGTGCTGCTTCTACCAACGTAATTGGATTGGCCAACTGTAATATTTCCACCAGAGCATTTACCAGGGGTAATTACCGGACATCTTTTACTCCGCGGCTGAAGTCTCATCGATGTATAAGTATCTTTGCATTCCGCTATATATGGACCGTTTATTTGACAACCTGCAGTACAGGCTTTGCGTTTATTTGCGTAATCTTGGACGCCCGTATTATATTTTTCTAAACACTTTGCTTTACAAGTAGTAACTTGCGATTCTAATTGTCGATGTTCAATTAGAAAGCTTTTGTATGAACTTGCGTAATCAGAAACTAATCTATTATATTTGGTTTCTAAAGTATTTATCATTTTTTTCTCTTTTTTAGATAATTTTGAAAGTCTAGCAGTATCAAAACCTTCGCGGCCTTGCCCTATTACATCCATTAAACTCTCCCTGATATTCAACAATGAATTACCTTGGTTAATACTTCTTCCACTACGTCCTTTTTTATTATTATAAAATGCTTCAATTATATTCTCAAAACCCATGTTATTTAATATATATAAATAAAATAGATTAAAAAATTAAGCGTTCTTAATTTGCCGAACAGCCATTGCTCCAATAGTCAAACCTGCTAAAGTCCAAGCCACGTATTTTAGCATTATGGAATCGACCATTTTGTGTTGTGATTTCGCTTGCTCTCTTGCGGTTTGTATTGCTGTTCTTAATTCCTGTATTTCCCCGCGTTTGCCATTTATTTCTTTTAAAGTTTTTAGCAAAACTTTTTTATCTTTACCTTTTTCGTCTCGCACCAATACTTCTTTATGTTCACTATTTTCAATTAGTGTTTTCATTTGGCCTGAGACTTCAATTAATTTATCATTTAATGCGATTGCTTGTCTGCCCTTTTCAGTATCTAAATCCAACAAAACACACTGGTCGTTTTCTCCGAATGTTTTTCCCGATGGAATTGCGTTAAATTTGGCTTGTGTCATTTGACTATTGCGGTCAGGACACGTATTATGTCTACTCGCATAATCAGTATAAACGTGTTTCATGCCTTCCGAATCAACCCACGCAACTTCCCCATTTGCACCTTTTGCATTATACCCCCCTGTTCTACATGTTTCGCCCTGTCCCATATTGGCGCCTCTAGTTAAGGTTTGTAGTTCTTGGGCTGTTACACGACCAGAAGGGTCGGGACAAGAGGTTCTGTCTCTTGTACCCCACGAACCCGCATCAAATTGCCGTATTACACCCATTCCTGTAATGTAATATTTCAAACCGTTTGGCCCCGACCTTATACTGTTTCTCAAATTACTTGAACCAGCCCCTTGTTTTGCTACAATTTCATCTAAATATCCTTTATATACCGATTTATATTGGCTTAAATAATTATTAAAAGTATTTTCCAATTTTTGCATATCTTGTCTTTCTCTTGCCATTACTTTTTCAATAGCATTTCCTTCGCCAATTGTTGCCAATTTAGCTTCGGGCATGCCATTATTCTGTTTTAAAAATACTTTCCAGCCTTTGCTATATTTGACCGTTGGTATTTTACCACCATTCTTCGGCAAAGCACCGTCAAGATATGAACGATAAACTGCTTTTTTGGTTTTAGCTTCATATTCGAAGCCCCAAAAATCCTGCTGTTTTTTAATAAAATCTTTCGCATCTGCTAAAGATTGGTACATCACTTTATCTCCATCGCCTTTATTAGAACCGCCGAACTCTAAAACTTGTTCGTCCAATTGAATAAAACCACTAAAATCAGCTCCCTCTTGAAAACCTTCTCTAAATGGATTGTTGTTGCCCCCTCTAATATTTTTTATATAATCTCCAACATCAACTGTTTTTTTTGATATGATTCTACCATGTCTATCTTTTGCTCCCATAAAATGAATTCCTTGATCTAAATGTGTGTTTTCCATTACTATATAAATTAACAATAGAAAACATTTAATTTATATATAATTTAAAATTATTGATTATATTGTTTATACATAAAACTTACCATCATTATTAAAGCGGTTGTATAATAAAGACTTTCTAAAACAACTTTCGTATTTTTATTATATTCTATATTTTTCATTGGTGAAGCAGATTTTATTACTCTATTCTTGTATTCCAATTGTTTATCTTTGTCTAAAAATATTTTTCTCCTTGTATCTATACTTTCAGAAGCATTTCCGATTATATCATTAAATTCCTGACTTTTACCTTTTAATGACACTTTTAATGTATGCAAATCCATCTTCAAATCTTCCCACTGAGCCAAGCTCCTCCTATTTTTATTTGTTCCATCTATATTTTTTTTATAATCATCATAACTTTCTAAAAAGTTTTTTTTTACTAAATTAAATCTAACCTGCATAGAAGATAATTTGTCAGTAAAAAAAGATGGTGGTCTTGTTCCCGTATCGACATCAGCCATATATATAATTAATTATGATTTTAAATTAATTACATAATCGATAATAATAAGTTTTAATTGCGGTGGGCGAACTTCGGGTTATTTCACATAATTGGGTCGGTCTTAGACCTATAGCCAAAGCAACTGGATCAAATCTTGATATTTCTGGAAATTGTTTGTCGTATAGAATGTTATATTTTTTTTTTATATTATCTTTTTCTTCTTCTGATAATATTCTATGCGGCGGGATTAAATTATGCTCTAAAAGATTATATAAATAATTATGTAAATCATATACCCCAAAATATATATTATCAACATTCCATATTGTATTCATTAATTTCAATAATGTGTCATTTGGTTTATCTTTTACAATTACAATAAAGTCGTCTTCTTTTGATAATATCTCCTCTATATGATAAATATCGTCTATATATTCATATACCTGATTTATGCGAATTTTACCTTGTAAGTGATATTTTACAAAGCACCTTTTTTTTCGTTCAACTTCGTTTCCATCGTCATCATTTATTGTAACTTTATCGGTTTTATGTTCCAAAAGCATATCCAATTGTTTATCTGAATACATGTTTTGAACTTCTCCAAAACTTCTATTATTATAATCGGAGGTGTCATACCCTCTTTTACTTAGTAAATTTAGAATTTGATTTCTAGATTTAAATATATTTTTCATAGTAGTACTGTTATGGTTCTTTGCCATTGGGATTAAATATATATATTAATATTATTTTTAAATCAATTTATATATTAAACTTAATTTTCTTACCATGTTGAGCCATGTCTTCTATGTCATCATTTAACTCTTCGATACTTGAAAGCATTTTTAAATCAGAATTGTCGTCTCCTCCATGATGTATAATAATTGGCGGTTTTTCTTCTTCTTCTTCACTATCACTTTCGTCTTGGTCGCCTCCTTGTTGAGATTTATATTTTTCTACTGGTTTATTTGGATTTTGTATATCGAATGTTGGACTTGGTGGTCTATATGACTGTGGGTCAGTAGGACTATATTCCGGTGACGGCGGTCTATATGACTGTGGGTCAGTAGGACTATATTCCGGTGACGGTGGTCTATATGACTGTGGGTCAGTAGGACTATATTCCGGTGACGGTGGTCTTTTAAGTTTAACATACTCAATCTCTAGTATTTCTATATCGCCATCGTCGCTTCTTATTACAACGTCCCCGTCTTCTATGTTCATTATAACACCTTCGCCTGAAATATCATCTTCGCCTTCCTCTATTTTTTCAAATATAACCCTGTCGTCTATTTTTAGTAATTCAGATTCTGAATACGAATCATCTAGATAATCTTCTTGAACTAATTCGTCGTCGCTCTCTACTTTCGTCGAATTCCAACTTGGCTCATCATGTGTAACTGGAACTCCGAAACCACTTGTTGGATTTCCAAACATATCTGTTGCTTGAATTCCCGTTCCCGTTCCCGTTCCCATTCCCATTCCCATTCCCATTCCCATTCCAACTTCTCCAAACTCACCGTCGTTCGCATACATTGGTTGGTTCCAAGCCTGCTGAGTAATATCGCCCAAACCATAGTTTTCATATGGGTTTAATTCTACTTTTTCCGCTTCTTTTTCTCTAAATAATTTTTCATTTGAAGTAGCTGATTTAAGCTTGATATTCTGCGAAATCGCTTTTAATGTTTTATCTTTGCCAAACCTTAATTCTATTTCTCTACCATTTTCAGAAGTTAATAGTTGGTCTATGTTATCATCGGTTATAATTCTGGTTTGGATATTTAAACCTTGTAATTCTTGCATCAATAATTTGAAAGCATACGGCATATTAACAATGCTGAATTCTCTTCCGTGTTTATTTATATTAATTATATTCATCTCATTATTTACATTATTTTTAAATTTAATAGGTCCATCGGCAAAAGGCGAGAGAAATATATTTTTATTTTCATTATAAGCGGCAATACAGCCAGATTGATTACATATGGCAACTTTAAATTCATCGCCTCTTACCATCATAGATTCTTTCATAAAACTTGACATTCCATAAGATAAAATCACATCGCGGTCCATTTCTCCTATCCTCAAACCACCGTCGTTAGCGCGTCCTCCAACAGTTTGTCGTGTCAATACAGTTCTTGGTCCCCTGGCTCTATAATTAATTTTATCCTTTGGCATATGTTTTAATCTTAAATAATACGTTGGTCCAATATAAATATCCGTTTCCAATTGCTCACCGGTCATGCCGTTATAAAGAATATCATGTCCGTGTCTTTCAAAACCAAATTTAGTAAGATTATCTCCATATAAGTTATGTTTTGGACCTTTATTAATGAATGCGGTACAGTCTCCGAACCCACCGAATAATGCGGCACTTTTACTAGTCAAGGTTTCAACCAAGTGACCGATGGTCATACGACTTGGCATGGCATGAGGATTTACAATAATATCAGGAATAAGACCTTCGGCTGTAGTAGGCATATCAATTTCATCTAGCAGAATTCCAACTGTTCCTTTTTGACCGGCTCTACTACAGAATTTGTCTCCGATGGCGGGCATTCGTTGTGAACGTATTCTAATCTTCGCGATTCTTTTTCCCTCTAATCCACTTGTAATAAAAGCTTTATCAACTATTCCAGTAGAACCCTTCTTTGGAACGATAGACGAATCTATATATTGATTGAATTCATTAGGGTCGTCCATTGCTCTGCCAATTAATATAGTTTTATCGTCAATGATTGAGCCTTCTTTTATTAGTCCTGTTACTTTATCTAATTTTGAATAATCATATCCAGGTTTTTTTCTTATCACATTATTTCTTTCAATATCTAAAAATTTTGTGATAATATCAACACCTTCAATGTTTTCAATTTCTTCGAATGATTCATACATTTCATATTTTGTAGTTGAGAATAATCCGCGTTCTAATGATGTTTTATTTAAAATAACGGCATCTTCTTGATTAAATCCAGTATAACACATAATGGCTACGATGGTGTTTTCGCCATAAGGATGTTCATCTTTTGTAATATAATCCCAATATCTACTTTTGGTTAAGGGCGATTGTCCGTAATTTAAAAACATTGCTGATTTATCCATTCTATTTCTGTAATTGGTATGAAATAGTGAAACCGCTTGTTTAGCTTGAGAACAAGAAAATGCGTTTCTAGGAAGAGGATTATGTTCTGGAAAAATTATCATGTTTGCCATTATTCCCAAATACAACGAGGGGTGTATTTCTTCATGCGTAACATTATTTTTTAAATAAGTGGATAAATTTGCATCTTGAGAATTCGCTAATATGGTTCCTTCTCCTTCCAACGCATCGATATATTCTACAACTGCTGAATTTAAAATCAATTCCATATGCCAATCATCATACTCTTCTTCATCATCGGCATTCAATGATTTAATAAGTGGATTTGTTTTTAATTTATATTTTTCTTGTGCAATGCCAAATCCATTGACAATATTCTCCCACGTAATACTGTTATTTATATATTTTTTCAATACATCATTTCTTGTATAACTCAAATCACCGTCGTCCATATAAAATAATGGACGACAAGGTCTTCCAGCATCACAGTATATTTGTATTTCATTATATTTGTAATCAAAATTCAAGCAAGTATATTTATCGATAATGTTATTTCTTTTATATAATCTTAAAAATTTTATCATGCGTATGGGATATTCGATTATACCAATCCACCCACCATTGACAAATATTTTGGTATATTTTGAAATATATTTAATATTGCATTCTTCTAATAGCTTCATTCCCATTGAACGCAATAATGGTATATACATTAAAGGGGATTCGCCACTAGTAATATGTGTTGATATGGCAATATGTTTATGCAGCCCACAATTTCCACCAGAAGGGGTATGTGTAGGACAGATTAACCCGTATTGTGTTCCATTGCATAATCTAGGCCCTGTTTGTTTTACAGCATCCCCAATGTTTAAATTTGTTTTTCTCATTTGACAAGATTTACTAAAAAATGATAATCGAGTTAAATCTTGGACTACACCCGCTTTTTTTGTGTGTGCTTCTGAACCCCAATCTCCTTTAAAAGCTTTTCTTATACCGTCTGCTACGATTTTATGTTTAAATAAATCAAATGTTTTATTTTCAATAATATGTTGGAATTTTAATCCTTCGTATATTCCACCTCCTTCTTGTTGTTTCCAAAAATATTCTGTATCTAATATTCTATGCATTGCTTTCCACTGTTTAATATAGTATTCGCGGAATAGCTGATGTAATAGCATTCCAGATATTTCGATGCGCTTGTAACTATATTTATCGCGATTGGTTGGTTTTTCTAAACCGATATAGACAAATAATAATTTTTTGACAACATTTCCGATAAAAAGTGCTTTGGATTTAAAATTTAATTCGCCTACGTGAGGTAGTAAATAATCCATTAAAATATACATGGCTGAATTTACAGTCATTTGTTTTGTTAATAGACCAATATATTCTAGGGCGGATTTTTGAGTAAATATTTGACTAGCATCGTGTATAGATGGTCGAAACAATTCGAGCAAATCTTTATGTTTATCTAAATCAAGCAAACAATATTCTATTATTTCACTATCAGAAACAATACCCAATGCTCGCATTAATATAAATAATGGAATTGGCTTTCTAACATTTGGTATGAATACAACAATTTGGTTGTTTGTATATTTTCCAGATTCTGCCATTATTCTAACTGAAAAGGTTCTTTGTGGTTTTGATGTATCTTCAGAAACAGATCGTATTTCAGCGGCATGAGAAAATTTATTATCTGGTTTGTTTTTTACTATATATAGTACATTGTTCGCTCTGTTTTCTTGTGCTACAATTGCTTTTTCTTTACCATCAATAATAAAATATCCGCCGGTATCATTTCGGCATTCACCCATATTAAATCTAACCTCTGGATGTAGGTCTTTTAAAACACATCTTTCGGATAACAACATTATTGGGAATTTACCAAGAAATTTATTTTTTAATTCGAAATTAATTATTTTTTTTTCAAATCGGTCAATTCCTTTTAAACCTTCGTTTTTTTCTGGAATAATATAAATAGTAAATTCTACTTCAATATCGTAATGTATTGTAAATTCGTATGACATGTTTCTTAATCTTGCTTCATTCGGATACATATAATGTTCGCGAGTAGTTTCTTTGTCTTCATCATAAATAATTGGTTTTCCATAATATATTTTATCGCCTTTTCTCCCACCAAAATACATTTCTAGATTATGTTTATAAATTCCAGTTTCCGTGTCTTTGCTTTTAAACAAGGTTAATGGATTATTGTTTTTGAATATTTCTTGTATTCCGCCATTAAAAAATTGATTATAAGAGTTTAAATGATGTTCAATCAAAAAGCTTGGATTGTCGTTAAACATCTTATTGATCGTTTTCCATGAGATTGCATCTTTTGTTTCGATGTTCATTTATATTATAATAAAGCTTTTTTTTTAATAAATATTTTAAGTATTAATTAAAAAATTATAATAATTGTCCGACAGATGGCCAATTCCCTCCACCAACAAACCCTTCGTCGTCCTCGTCGCCCATGCCTTCTTCTTCTTCATCGTCAAATCCCTCTTCGTCTTCGGCGGACATGCCTTCGCGGTAATTCCCGGTAAAGGTGTCTTCTTCTTCGTCATCTTGATTTGCCATATCTGTATCTTTGAACCCTTCCATTCCGGTAAACGCTCCTTGTTTTGGGACACATTCGCCGTTACTATCTAATTCTTCGTCATCGGGACATTGATTTTTTGCACCTTCATAAAATCCCTCGCGACCGGCAAAACTATCTTTTACACATTTTCCACTTGCGTCTTTGGAGTAACCTTCGTCGCACATACTTTCTTCGCCTTCGTAAAAGCCTTCTTTGGGGGCACCACTTGGAATTGGTGGTAAATTTCCTTCTACTCTAGGATTGGGTTCAAATTGTTCTCCATAATTTTTGGGAACATCCATACCTTCTTTATTACCAGTTAATAAGGCAATAAAAACAAGTCCTATTGCTAAAAACATACCTAGAAACGGTAATAAGATTAAAGCCCAAGATACGGTTTTAAATCCCTTGCTACATAATGTATTGAGAACCCACGTGAAAAATAAAATATAAGCGGCTTTTGCAGCAAAAAACGCTCCGTTATGACAAGGAGTTTCAACTTCCATAGTTCCGACTTTATATTTTGAACTATCCGTGCAATTTTGCATCATCATTCCTAAAAAACTAACGGCTGATAAAATAAAATAGATCATCGCCGGAGTACAAAGTTTGCTAATTTTATCCATAACTTTCATTATTATTTATATTAATTATAAAGAAAATTTAAAAAAGTAATTTATTTAACTGTTCCTTTGTTTGCGGCATTTATAACACCTTGATTGTGATGAGCCTTAACATCTGGAATTTTATGTAAATAATCGGGGGTCTTTAAACCCGGTTGGTCCATTGGATTACTAGATTCATATCCTGGCCTCCCTGTATAATTTTGATGTATTCCACCGACAGTATTGCCTAAACTATAAACACTTCTGTATAAATCACTTAGTCCAAAATCTTGCGCCCATGAACCTCCTCCTCTTTGCTGTTTGTAAGGCAAAGGAACATCATAATTATTGTTGGTTGACACGTAATTATCACGTGGGTTCCCGCCAGAAAGGTTATTGTATCGTCTTAAAGTATATTGTTCTCCTAAATTCTTGTTTAAACCGCATCCGCTTCCGCCTTTCATTCTTCTTCTGCGGCGACTTCTTCTTCTTTTACTTTTTCGACTCTTTCTTCTTTTTTTACCGCGCGATTTTTTACCGCGTCTTTTATTTCTACCACCCAAATGGTTTCTTGTTCGTTGCCTACAATTTCTTTTTCTTTTTCTTCTTGTTTTATTTCTTAACGCCATATATATAATAAAAAGAGAAAAAGAAATATTCTAAATTAATTAACCTAAAATATCTACATGCGTAAGCAGGTGTCTTCTACAGCACATTTTACTTAATCCTAAATCATCCATTACTTTACCTTCAGCTGTTTTTTGTAAATTTGAAGCATTTAAATATTTAATTTCAGATAGTTCATCTTTTTCTTTTAATTTAATTTCGGTTACTGTTTTTTGATAAAATAAATATTTATCGGCTAGAACTTTTCCGCACGTAAAACACTTGACAGGGATAATCATCGTATATAATATAATAATAAATATTATATTAATATCAATTTTTTGTTATTCTATTTTATATTTTTTATTTAAATAGTAATACTCTTCGAATTTCTTGCCTTTGTGATCTTGATTTAATTCAGGTCCATCACTGTCTCCCTCGACGCAAAATTTTCCCGTTTTACTTTTTGCCCAGACGCAACAGTCTAAAGTATTACAGGCTTTTAATCCAGATTTTCCTATTTTAGCGCAAGCTTTTGCAATATTATTACCATCGCATATACTTTTTGTCACTTTCTTATTACTGCTTTTCATGCTTTCTATTACTCTTGTTGCTACTTTTTCAGCATCTTTGTCTTTTTTTTTATCGTCTACTATTTTTATACCCAATATTGCTTGTAATAATATCATTATACATAAAAACCAAATAACAATATATATATTTTCCCAATGTTTTCTTATAAATTTTAATAAAGAACTCATAATATAATATAAATCTATTATTTTTCTCTCCCCATTTCTATTAATCTATAACCTTTTGATGTTTTTATTCTTTCGTGAATAATTTTATTACTTGTAATATTATGGTGACATTCTTTACATACATTTGCTAAATTTGCTTTGTGGTTTTTATGATGAGTATTAATGTATCCGTTTTCACCCGCCTTTTCTTGTGGATTTAAATGATGTACTTCTACACCCTCTTCGTTGCAAAATTCACACCTGCCCTTGATTTTTTTACTGTTATATGTGCTTTTTTTAATATTTAAATTTATTTCTTGTATTTCATTTCTAATATCACGCGCGTTTTGTAAAAATGTTTCTGAAAAATTAAATTGTTTGCATACTTCTAAACCATAAGTTTTTAACCCTACGCCATCCATTAACTTTCTTTTATAAATTAAATCATTTGTTATATCATCATATTTTACCTCAAGATGTTTAATATCAAGACCTTCAAGGTTTTGAATTCTTTTTATTTCTAAGACAGAGTGTAAATGAGTCGCAAATATATGCGATGTTTTTCTTTTATTCAACGCTAATAATCCAGCCGCAAAGATACTTACAGCCGAATCTGTTTCAGTCCCATTGCATAATTCATCCCCCAATACTAAACTATTTTCATCCGCGAACTCTTCGATATATTGAAATTCCGACATTTCCGTAGCAAAACTACTAAGACATTTAAATAAATTATCATTGCTTAATATTCGAGTAAAAAGACTTCTATAAGGTTTATATATAAATTCACTTGCTGGAACATACATGCCTGATTGTGCCATTATTATAGCTATGCCAACTGATTTAATAATCGTTGATTTTCCCGAAGTATTAACTCCGAACAAGCACATGCCTGAATTTTCGATTCCCAAGTGAATATCGTTAGATACATACGTTTCATTTGTTTGGATGTGTTCAACCAATGGGTGTCTTAAATCTCTAGCATGAAAAAAAGATGGACCATCGCCACTATCAGTCATTGGTTTGCAGTAATTATATTTTCTTGAAATATAAGCTTTATTATAAATTATATCTATTGTATTAACAAAATTAACAATAGACTCTATTTCAATATTAAAATCTAATAATATGTCCCTAATAAAGCATTTAAATTTACAATTTAATAATTCAGCAATATTATCATATGATTGAGAATAGCTTGCATATAATAATTTTAAGTCGTGAGAGACAAATTTTTTGTTTTTATCTCCTGCACTTTCTGTTTTTACAGTCTTATAGCAAGGTGGAAGGCCCGTATTACACCCGAGGAAAAAATTTGCCATGTCTGGGTGCCATGTCTTTATTCTTTTTACTATTATATCACATCTTTTTGAACTGGCTTTTAAAAACATACCTGATTTTTCGGTTTGATGTATATGAACCGAATTGTCAATTTTAAGAATAGCTTCGAAAGTATTTTTCCATCTTTTTAGTTCTTCGTTAGTGTCAATCCATTTATTTTGTTCTTTATCCAAATCTTTGTAAATACCCCTGTTAAAAAATATTTTTTCCGGGTCTATTTTTTCAGATTTTTTGCAAACATCAATGTTAAAAGTTTTTTCAATAAGAGAAATTAATTTTGATATGTCATCGTGTGATAATTTTTTATTTTTAAAGACAATATATTCTTGGATTTGTTTATCGTTGTCAAAAAAATCATTTATTTCTTTTATAATACATAAACTATCATAAAACTTTCCAATATCGAGTGGAGTAGCTTTTTCATGAACGAACCTTCTATACAATAATTCAAGATCATCGATGCAAGATAACAATTTTCTTATTTTCACAATATTATCATTGTTATTTAAAATATGTTCTATCGTATCATAGTCTTTTTCAAGACTTTCTATATTGGTCGTGGGTGAAGTTAATGATTTATGAAAACTTCTTCTTCCCATATTTGTTTTACATTTATTAGTCAATCGTTCTATGCTTGAATAGCATCCATTATTATGTTCTGTATTAATAATATTTAATTGCCGTAACCCGTGAGTTCTTATAATTAATTTTTCTGACAAAGTTTCGATTATTGGGTCTGATAATTTCTCGACTATATCGTTGTCATAAGTAGAAAGAATTTTTATTAATAAACAATAAGATTGAGTAGCATATTTATTATATTGAAATCTTTTAGTATCATACCAAAAATCAGGGTCGCTAGGATTAAATTGTTCTAATAAAATTTCTTTTTGAGTTTCAATATTAGCCGTTTCTTTAATAATATTTTGATATTTGCTTTCTTGCATAGATTCAATAATATTAATTCTATCACAATTTAAATTGGCAAAATTAATAATATCATCCACTTTAGTTCTAGGGACATTATGTATAATCCAAACTTCTTTTGGTATATTAATAGAAATAAAACGGTCTAATTCTTCAAAGGTCGAAGCGCTATAATCATTGAGAGGCATAAGACAACTATATTCGTATAATTTGGAAGAGCCTGCAACATTATTTATGCTGGATACACCAATAGTAATTTGCGGACTTTTTTTATTATGATTGTATTTATAATTTATTACAACACATACGCAGTTATTTGTTAAAATCTGATTATTATTTATAGGAACAAGTGTTCCTGGAGAAATAGTTTTTAGAGGACCGTGTATTTTTCGCTTTTTAGAATCTTTTCCTATTTCTTTTAATATTTTGACAGTCCAGCCTTGCCTTGCTAATTTTTCACAAGTAATATCGATGGAAGAAGTATTATGGCCGCAACATACAACCCTTTTGCCACCGATGGTTGCTTTATACCAAGGTGCAGCCCCGTGCATTATACGCGGATATTCATAAACGGGGTCGTCCTCTACGCCTTCGTATCCATATATTTCGTAAAATGTACCGCATTGTTGTAATAACATAATTTTTTCTTCATTTTTGTGCTCTTTAAAAAATTTTTCTCTTGCGTTGAAAAAAGAGGCAATTCCTCTCAATTGTGCTTTTTCTTTGTTACTGTTGTTTTTTGGCATTAGTCTATATAAACATATTATACTTTCTTTAATATGTTTAACAAAATGTTATGCTTTCATAAAATTATGAAGCAAAGTATCAGGGTTTTTATTATATATATCACCTGATAAATAAGAACTTTCATATATATTTCTTAAAATATCATCGGGGGCTGAAGTTCCAATTTTAACCAAATTATGTTTTCTAAGATATCTTTTTATATTGGTCATACTTTTCTTTTCTAGATTTGATACTTCTTTTTTTACATTTTTTCTAGTTTTCCTATTTTTTATCAATACGCCAACAATTCCGTGTTTTTTTCCTAGTGTGATTTTTCGTTTGATAGTTTTTAATTTATGTTTTCTTTTTTTCCTTTTTTTATTAGTAATATTCAATGTATTGTCAATTGTCACTATAGGCGCCGGTTTGCTTACTTCTTCTAATATTGTAGCTTTTGGACTTAATGGTGGCATATTATATGTTACCTTTATATCCTTTAAGTTTTTTTGTCTTTCGTCAAAAGTTTCATTATAAACGGGTGTGTCGTTAAAAGCGATGGGGGGCCTTTTATCGTCTGTGTTGTCTTGATTTCTGTTTTTCATAGTTTTATTATATTGTTTATATGTTGGTAATTTTCCATTTTTCAAACAACCAAACTTGGGTTGTTTTGGGTTATTTATATCGGGGGTTTTATTATTTATAACTAAGCTTTCTGATTTTTCAAAATTTGCGTCGATTGTGACGGCTTGTACTTGTGGTGTATTTTCAATTAAAGGTTTTTTTTTAATAGTTTTATTATTTCGTTTTTTTTCTTTTTTACTTTTTCGTTTTTTAACAATTGAATTTAAAAAGTCAATGCTTTTTTCGAGTTCGTCATCGACATTATTATTTATGTTGTCCCCCATAATTTCGGTTTTCATTTTTTCATTATCTCTATTTCGTTGATGTTGTTTTAATTTGTTAAGTAAGTTTTTTTTCAAACCCTTGTTTACACTGGACGATAGGGCATCATTGTCTCTTCTTTTTGCCTTTTTGTTTTTTTTGTTTTTTTTACTTGATTTTCCCCCAATTTTAAAAAAATCGGGATTAATAGAAATTACTTTTTTTGAATTACTCGCCATTAACAATACATACTATTTAAAAAATCATCATTCTCTCTATTTTTAACTTCGTCGTTTTCTAAAAATAGTTCGAAACCGTTATTCATATCTTCTAAAGTAATTTTCTTTTTACAAGATTTTTCTAAACAAAATACTCTTTTACTATGGGCGATTTTTACTTTTGCAAGAAGTGTTTCCATGTCTCTGCCAAAAAAAGAGAAAAATTTCATTTTTGTCTCAAACCATTTATCTTTTATAGATTTATCAAAAGACCAATTTATTTCTTGAACCTTTTTAATAAAAATTTGATTTAATTCTTTATGCGTATAATTATCGGTTTTAAATCTCCAAGTAAATCTAGAATTCAACCCTTGATTATATTCGAAAAAACATTTTTTTAATTCATTTTCATAACCAGCTATAATGACCATTAAATCTTCTTTATGGTCGCTTAAAGCTTCGCATAATGTGTCGATACATTCTTTTGCGAACGAATCTCTTTTTTCTGAATTTCCCAAAGCATAAGCTTCGTCAATAAATAATACTCCTCCTAAACTATTTTTAATAACCTCTTTTGTTTTAATTGCGGTTTGACCCAAATATCCGGCAATAAGGTCTGAGCGTGTAACTTTTTTCCATTTTTTCTTTTTTAACACTCCTAAATTTGAAAATATTTCGCCTAGTATCTTTGAGATTTCAGTTTTTCCAGTTCCAGGTGGTCCATAAATAACGGTATGCATAAAATCATTTGAACCGACGTGAAAATATTGTATAAAATAAAGTATTTGGTCGATAATTGATTTTTTTAAAGTTTTCATTCCAATCATGTTGTCTAATTTTACGATAGGATGGCGAATATTATGTATTGCTTCCATATTTATATTATATTCAAATTCGGGGGATAATGGATATTTATCGGATAATTTAATTAAATCTTTTAAAGAATTAATACTAACTTTGATATTTACGTGTGTTTTTTTAATAGGAATTGGTTTTGGAATTTCGCACGGGTGGTTTATTGGTGGTTTAAGGAAAAAAGGTGATTTTTCCTTTGTATTATAGAGGCTGTATTCGTTATTAATTTCTTCAATTAATGTTGTTAAATTTTGTAATTTTACCGGATTTTTTTTAATAGGAATGGATTTTCTATCTAAAGAATTTTTCAAATTATATGGGAAATTTCGATGATAATTTGTCATAAATTTATTCGAAGGTATATTTTTAAGTTGTTTTTTATTATCTTGGTTATATTTATCTCCATTACATAGTAGTAAGGGGGTTTTTTTTAAAAAATGTAAATTTCTATTTCTAAAATAAAATAAATTATTATTAGAACTATCATTTATGTTGTTAATAACATTGTTATTCTTGTTATTATTTCTCATATATTTTTATTAGATTAAAAATTGATTTAAATAAATATCAATGTTATTAATTTAACAATGCCTGCAAATAAATCGGAAAGACTTTCCTGGGAAATAATTGGAAGTTATTTCCAAGGAAAACATTTGGATAGATTAGTAAGACATCAAATAGAATCATACAATAATTTCGTACAGAATCAAATTGGCGCTACTATAAAAATGTTTAATCCAGTTACTATTAGAAGCGAACACGATAAGGACGAAGAAACGGGTTTATATACTCTTGAAATAATCGCAACATTTGAAAATTATCAAATATATAGACCACAAATTCATGAAAATAACGGTGCTACGAAATTGATGTTTCCTCAAGAAGCCCGTTTGCGCAATTTTACATATGCTTCCGCACAAACAATTGATATAAACTTAAAAATAATAAGACGAACGGGCGATAAATTACAAGGAGTAGAAACTTTATACAAAAAACTACCGCATATACATATTGGAAAACTACCAATTATGCTCAGGTCAAATATTTGTGTATTGACGCAATATTCTCATTTAAGTTCAAGAATATTGGGTGAATGTTCGGCAGACCCGGGAGGATATTTTATAATTAACGGTAGTGAAAAAACCATCTTGCCACAAGAAAGAGCGCGTGAAAATCAAGTAATGTGCTTCAACATTCTAAAAAATAATAATAAATGGTCTTGGGCTGCTGAAATGAAATCGGTTCCTTTGAGGAAAACTATCTCTCCCAAACAAATTAATATTACAATCGCTACGAAAAATAATGGTTACGGACACGCCTTGTTTATTCAAATTCCAAGAATTAAATTACCAATTCCATTGTTTATATTATTCCGCGCGCTTGGAATTATATCGGATAAAGAAATTTGTGAAAGAATTATTTTAGATATTGAAGATAAGAAATTACAAAAAATGGTGTTTAGTTTAAAAGCATCTATTGTAGATGCGAAAGATTGTGATACGCAAGAAAAGTCCATAGATTATATTGTAGATAATGTAATGTTTACTCCAATTGGGTTAGACGCCGTCGAAGGATATAATAAAAAAAGAGAATTTGCGTTGGATATATTAAACAACGACCTATTCCCTCACTGTGAAACAAAAATTCAGAAGTTATATTTCTTGGGATATATGACAAATCAAATATTGCAAACCAGTTTTGGTTGGAGAGATCCCGATGACCGCGATTCTTACGTTAATAAACGAATTGATTTGGCTGGAGCTTTATTAAATAATTTATTCAGAAATTACTTTAACAAATTAGTAAAGGATATGCAAAAACAAACTGTAAGAGAGATTAACAATGGTTCTTGGAAATCTCAAAATGACTTTTTAAATATAATTAATCAGACTAATATTTATAAAATAATTAAATCTACAACTATCGAGAATGGTATTAAACGAGCTCTTGCTACGGGTGATTTTGGAATAAAAAACACCAATTCAAATAAAGTAGGTGTAGCCCAAGTATTGAGTAGATTAACATATATATCGAGTTTAAGTCATTTAAGGAGGATCAATACCCCTATTGATAAAAGTGGAAAACTTATTCCTCCTAGAAAACTTCATAATACTCAATGGGGATTTATTTGTCCTGCTGAAAGTCCAGAAGGGCAAAGTGTTGGCGTGGTAAAAAATTTATCATATATGGCACATATTACAGTTTCATCTGATGTAAATCCTATCTACGATATTATACAGGATTATATTATACATTTGAAAGATTTAACACCCAAAGAACTATTTAATAAAGTAAAGGTATTTATAAACGGGAATTGGATTGGAATAGCAAAGGACCCGCAAAAATGTTATAATGAATTAAAGGATAAAAAATACAAGGGAATTATTAATTTATATACAAGTATTATTTTCAAATATAAGACGAATGCCATCTTTATATGCAATGATGCTGGTAGATTAACAAGACCAGTTTTTCGAGTTGTTAAAAATAAATTGTTATTTACTCGTAATTTATTGAAAGATATATTGACAGGTAATTTTGAATGGAATGACCTTTTGATAAATCATAAATATAAGAAAACATTGATTGAATATATTGACCCTGACGAACAGAATACATCGTTGATTGCTATAAAACCAAAAATATTAAATAGCACTAACATACAAAAACACACTCATTGTGAAATTCATCCATCAACCATTTTTGGTATTCTGGCAAGCTGTATTCCTTTTCCAGAACATAATCAATCGCCCAGAAATACTTATCAATGTATTGATTGGAATGAAACAGTAATAATGGCAAATGGTTCTCATAAAAAATTAAAAAATATCCAAATTGGCGATAAGGTTTTAACTTTCCATCCTAAAACTAAAAAGGTTTCTTCTACTGATGTAGTTATGTGTATGAATAGAAAATCAGGAGATAGACAAATGTACGAAATTGAAACTATTACAGGGGTTAAAGTAAAAGCAACTTGCGACCATAAATTTATGACCAGTGAAGGGTGGAAAAAAACGGAAGATTTTACCACTGATACTAAAATCGGTATGTATAAAATACCCACGTTTGATAATATATCTATTGATGAAATCGCTATATCCAAAGATATGTTGTTAAACCAAAATAATTGGGAATTTTCAAAAAGAGACATAAATAGGTTAGAAAAATTAGGATTATTTGATATTAAATTTAATAACTATAAAATTAAATTAATCGCAAAAATGTTCGGCTTTATTATGACAGATGGTTCTACAAATATTTTTACAAAGGGTCCTATGACCCAATGTTATTTTACGTCTCCAGAAGCAGCCGAAGAATTTATGACCGATGTTGAATTATTGGGATTTGAAAAGAAACGAATATTTGAATCTATTAGAACTTTTCATGGTTCTACACACCATACTTGGAAAACAACGCATTGTGGTTTATTGTCTAAATTCTTCATAGCTTTGAATATTACTATGGGGAAGAGAACAGAAAACCCACATAAACCTATACCAGAATGGATTAAGAAAAATGATACTTTAATTAAATGCTTCTTATCTGGATTCTTCGGTGGAGATGGTAGTAGGATTTCTTACCACTTAAGAAATAATCATAATACAATCACAACACACGGGTTGAGTTTTAATAAGATAGATAGATATATTGATAATGGAATAAAGTTTATGGAAGATATGAAATATTGTTTAACCCAAGTTGGTATTGAAACGGGTAAACTTACAAATCAAATAAATAAACAATATACTGATAAAAATATTATTATGTTGAATATTTCATCAAAGCATGATAATTTAATTAAACTATTTGATGAAGTAGGTTATAGTTATGATTACCATAAACAAATGGCTTCAGCAAAAGCAGTAGTTTGGCTTAAATATAAAGCATTAATGGAAAAAAGAAATATTGTTATTGATAAAAGAAAACCATTTATTAATGATTTGGAAACACAACATACAACTTTATTTGAGCCAATTTTATCTATAAAAAAGGTGGAAGGTTGTATGATTTCGGATTTGACAACTGCATCAGAAAACCATTCTTTCATTTTGACACGTAATATGCTTTCAAAAAATTGCGCAATGGGGAAACAGGCGATGGGTATGTTTGCTTCTAATTTTAATAACAGAATGGATAAAACTGCTTACGTCCAAACATATACTCAACGACCATTGGTTGATACTAGAATTATGAATATTATTAATTTAAACAAAATCCCATCTGGTTGTTCTGTAGTTGTTGCCATTATGACTTATACTGGATTCAACCAGGAAGATAGTATTATATTCAACCAAGCTAGTGTTGACAGAGGATTATTTTCGGCAACTATATATCATACGGAAAAAGATGAAGATAAAAAAATCCAAGGAGACGAAGAAATTAGATGTAAACCAGATAAAGTAAAAACCAAAGGGATGAAATTCGCCAATTATGATAAATTAAATAGCAATGGAGTTATGCCTGAAAATACACTGATTGAAAATAGAGATGTTATTATTGGAAAAATTGTTCCCATCAAAGAACATAGAAACGACCATACTAAAGTCATCAAATACAAAGACCAAAGTATTATATATAGAACTCATGAAAAAACATACGTTGATAAGAATTATGTAAATAGAAACGGCGACGGATATACATTTGCGAAAATAAGAACAAGAACCTACCGTATTCCGACTATCGGAGATAAATTTAGTTCCAGGCACGGACAAAAAGGTACGATTGGGTTAATACTTCCTCCAGAAGATATGCCAACGACCGCCGAAGGCTTGGTTCCTGATATAATTATTAATCCGCACTGTATCCCATCTAGAATGACTATTGCTCAATTGAAAGAAACTGTTTTGGGTAAAGTATTGTTAGAATTAGGTTTATTTGGAGATGGAACAAGTTTTGGCGAATTTGAAATCGCGCGTATATGTAAAGAATTGAGTAATTTGGGTTATGAAAGTCACGGGAATGACGTATTGTATAACGGCATGACAGGCGAGCAATTGGAAGCAGACGTCTTTATAGGACCAGTATTTTATCAAAGATTGAAACATATGGTAAACGACAAGGAACATAGCAGAGCAATAGGTCCAATGGTTGTAATGACAAGACAACCTGCTGAAGGAAGAGCCAGGGATGGTGGGTTGAGATTTGGCGAGATGGAACGAGATTGTATGATTTCGCACGGCGCGGGCCGTTTTACGAAAGACCGAATTTATCACGCAAGTGATGCTTATCAAATATTCACGTGTCAAAAATGCGGGTTAATAGCAATATATAATCATGAAAAAAATATTCACGTATGTAATACTTGTAAAAATTATACTCATTTCAATAAAGTCAATATTCCATATTCGTTTAAATTGTTGATGCAAGAACTGATTACTATGAATATAGCTCCCCGAATTAAATGTTAATCGATTTAAATATAATTTAATTACTTTTTTAATCAAATTATATGTGGTTTTTTCTCTCCCAATCACTCAAAATCTAAATATATATATTAAAATTTAAAAATATACATTTTATTTATCGTCTTCTTTTACGTTTAGTTTTCTTTCTACGTCTTTTGCCTCCCTTTCTTCTCTTTTTCCTGGATTTTCTTCTGGATTTTCTTCTGGATTTTCTTCTGGATTTTCTTCGTTGTCTTCTTTTTCTACCTCCAGTAAAACCAGTACTCGTTGGTGCGGCGTGTTCGGCAGCGCTGGCGGCTTGGGCTGCCGCAGCTTGGGACGCGGCAATCGATTGTTGAGCGCCTTGATTCATCGCATTTCCAAAATTTGCGCCAAACGTCATCGCGCCTTGAGCCATCTTCATTGGTTGTTGTGCTAATGTTTTAGCTGCTTCAGTGGCTTGTGGTCCAACTGATGTAATAGCATCAACGCCTGTCGCACCTGCTCCAAGTGGTGGATTTATATTTCTACCATCAATCTTCGATAATCCTGCCTTAGCACCTTGTTCGGCGCGCATTCTGGCTTCATTTGCTTTTTCAATGCCTTTATTTTTCATTTCATTTGCCTTATTTGCAGCACCTCTTACACCATCGCCAGCTTTTTTAGCACCTCTTTTCAAGGCTGAGGCGGTTTCAGCAGCAACGTTTCCTGCTTTGCATTGTATATTTGCGATTGTGCCAAGATTATCGCAATTTTTTAGTTGGACCGGCGGTTCTTCTCCCCCTCGTTTTGATCGCGTTCTTCTTCTCTGTCTTTTTTTTCTTTTATAGGTTCTAGTCATTGTATAAATTATATTTAGATAATTATACAATAAAAATTTATAAAAAACGTTTAAAGATTTCTAACGCAAATAAGCCACCTAAAATTTGTGCTAAAATATATCCCAAGAAATCACTCTGTGATAAGTCTCCTTTTACCAAAGCCATTACAGAAACGGCTGGATTAAAATGAGCTCCACTAAGAGAACCTCCTATTGCTACCAATCCTGCTAAAGCCGCCCCTATCATCACTGGATTTCCTGCTGTAATTAAAATAGCAAGAATTAAACCCATTGTTCCTAAAAATTCTACCGTGTAGTTGAACATTATATAATATAGATTGATATAATTTATATTATTTTAATTTGCCACATTAATTTTGTTGCGAGCTTGTAACATGCTGTAGTTTCATTCTAGGAAATAAATTCATAAAATATACACGATCTGTACCATTCCCGTGTATTCCGCTGGTTTGATTATTCTTACCATTGTGACCGAATGTTTGAGCGCGTTTTCCGTCATGGTTAATTCTTTTCCTAATATGATTTTTTAAGGCAACACTACTATCATACATTGAGGTAGGACCAACAGTTAAATTAGAAGCATTTATTTCTGATAATTTTGACATATATAATATTAAAATATAAAAATTATCCAAATGTGCTTTCGCCACCATATACTATGTATAAAAACCCATCTTCATCCTTTCTTTCTTGATAAACCTGTCCCATTAATGAAGAAGAAGGAACCATTGCTTGATTGCAAAAAAGAAAAATAGATTGATTTGGAGGAAGAGATAATCTTCTTCTAATAACAAACATAAAACCTGCCATGGTTAAATCGTTTGGTACTAAATACTTGCGTTTATCTAAATCTTTAATATTATTGTTGAACCTTTCACATATAACGGGAACTCTGTCAGGGTATTTTTCGAGTATTTTTATTGCTTCAGATTTTCTTTTAGCAAAAGAAATTTTATCTTTAAAAGTTTTCATTTATATTATAATAAAATTTTTTATCTAAATTGAATTGGAAATAATATTATTAATTATATTAAATGACAAATTATATACTCATAGACGGAAGTTATTTTGTATTTTACAGATTTTATGCTTTGCTAAACTGGTGGAAATTAGCAAAAAAAGATACACCACTCGATATACCAATTGAAAATGAAGAATTTGTCGCTAAATTCAGAAAAACTTGTATATCAAAAATAACAATGCTGTCAGATATATTATCTATATCAAACCCAATTATAATAGTGGCTAAAGATTGTAAAAGAGAAAATATATGGAGAATGAAGATGTTTCCGCCATATAAAGCTACACGCAAATACGATGGTTTTCAAGGTGGTCCTTTCTTTAAATTAGCTTATGATAGTGTATTTAAAGATGCGGGTGTCAAATATATATTTAAACACCCAACATTAGAGGCCGACGATTGTATCGCCATTACTGCAAAACACCTCGTTCTAAATCCAAATAATAATATTACAATAATAACAAGTGATACAGATTATATTCAATTGATACAACCAAGAATACAATTGTTTAATTTAAAACTAAAACCAGTTCAAACTGAAAAAAATTCAACAATGAACCCCAACAAAGACTTATTTATTAAAATAATTAAAGGAGATAAATCTGATAATATACCAAAACTATTTAATAGATGTGGTAAGAAAAAGGTGGATCATTATTATGAAAATCCTGGTGCGTTTATGGATGAATTAGAAAAACAAAAAATTACACAAAATTTTGAAAGAAATAAAAAGTTAATAGATTTTAGGTTTATACCACAAGATTTAGTGGATGAATTTAGGGAAGAATGTTTATCTAAACTATATGTATAATGTCAGGTCACGAAGTAGGATCAGAAGAATATAATAGAGAATTAATGAATTCACCTATAACTGAAGCGGGGCCGGAATACTATGGGCTGAAAAATGTGCGGCGCGGTCAGCTCCGTGCAATCCAACCAGGTGATTTGACTGGTGAGAGTGTTGCATACTTAAGAAGTATAACAGATAGTGACGATATCTTTAGAGACGCTGGAAGAACATCTCCACATGCGGAACAATCAGTTGGTCCGTTAGGGACATCACCAAAGAAATCAAAAGCAAGGAAAGTAGCAGCTAAATCTAAAAAAAAGGGTGGTAAAAGAAAATCACGTAGAAAATCGCGTAAAAAGAAAAACTTTAAAAAACATTATATGTGGAATACAAGAGGTAAAAGATATTTCGCAAAGACATATAAACAGCATAGAAGAGGTGTTAAATTAGGACATTCTCACAAAAAACCGAAAAAGAAAAGTCGTAAAAGAAGACGTTAATAATATATTATTAATTTAATTTAATAAAATGTTATTGGATATTTAGGCAAATTAGCCTTTATTTTTTTTGTAGAAAGCAATATAATATATAAATCATTAATAATCCAACACCAGTATTATATAAATGTAAAATTGGTTTATCTTCTAAGTTTTGAAATCTATTTGCGAAATTTTCAGGTAAATCTTTTAAAGCAACATACTGACTTTCGGGTCTATGCCAATATTTATTGCGTCCTCTCACCTTTTTAACCTTTGTACTTATACTTCTAATTTTTTTACATAAAGGAGTAGCTTCTTGTCCGAAAGCGGTTAATACTTCGAGTGGATTCATTTCCATTATATTTTCCAACATACCGGGAACAATACCTTTAAAATTGGATTCTCCTCTAATAAACGGCAATTTACCTTTGGTTGTATTATCAATATGTAAATATCTTTGTGTTTCTAATCCTTTTTTAACAATTTTCCAACACTGATTTTTATAACATGTTGGAGATTTATCAGGACAAGGTGTTTTTGCGTCACATCTAACCCCTGTATTTTTAGCTGGTGCACATTTACCAGCTGTTTTCAAGAAAAATTTATTACCTAAAGGTTGCCTGCCTATTTTAGCTGGACCTGTTCCTTTTGTTAAAATATTAGAATAATTGATGATGCCTCCAATATTATTTGCCAATGCATTAAAATTACCGGCACCGCTCATACCTTGTTCCTTTGGAGTTTTTATAAAATCTTGGTATCTATAATCGGGGCCCGTGAAATCTTCTCCCATTTGATGAGCCCCCGCTTTTAACTTTTTGAAAAAACCTGCTGACATATTATTAATATATAAGTATAAAAAAAAAATATGTATTAATAATAACCAATGGATGAGGCATATTATGATGACGATTTGCAAGAATGTCGCATATGTTTTGATATAGAAACTTATAAAGATAAATTTATATCACCGTGTAGATGTTCTGGAACAAGTAAAAACGTTCATAAAAAATGTATTCAAAAATGGAGGAATGTAAACAAAGGAATGCCAGCATACGATAGGTGTATGGAATGTAGGGAACCGTATATAGTAAAAAGAAAACACCGAATTGAAAAGATTAGATTTTTAAAAGGGAAAAAATATAAAAAAACAAACACAATTTATTTTTGTATTGGAGTTCCTATATCAATAATGGCCGCATTATTAGATACACCAAATTATTATTTAATAGATTTTTTAAATGGTTCTCCAATTGAACCAATGAATGAAATATGCGAGGTTAATTATTCAACCGCAGCAAAAAGTTGTAAAAATACAACTACGTTGAAGGGTATGTTCCGCTCACGAGAAGGTTTATATACAAAGCATTTTTTTTATGCATATTTTGTCTTTAATATCCAAACTATCATTGCGATTTTTTATATTTTTTACAGACTTTATAAAAAAATTATAAGGAAAAAAGACTATTTATTTCAAAGTGGGATACTTAATTTTATGTCATTGATGTTTTTATTTAAATTTATAGCAATTTATAAATTAATGATAGATATGTGTTATTCTCCCGAAGGAATGATGGGTTTTTGCGTGACAGGTTCCTTTCTCGAACCATTTATCACTAGGCTATATATTTATTTCAATAAAGAAATAATATTAAATATAAATGCGGATAATCCACAAGATATACTACCTTGGAAAGAAGAATTGTCAATCAATATAGAGAATGAAGATGATGAAACAAGTGGATATAATTTCAACCCACTTCCTTCGTTGATAAACGTCCAAATTGTTGAGAATAATGATAATAACATTGTAGAAATGAATCAAATTATTTTAACCGATACAGATAATTCATATGAAACAGACGGTTCAAGTGAATACGAAACTATTACAGAAGAAGATGAAACCGATGAAGATGAACCCGACCAAGTTGAATCACCAGAAAGTATAATAGACGATGAAATACTTATTTAAATTTAATACCATCGCTTTCTTTTAAAGCCTTTTTACCAGCTTCCTTTGTCTGGTTTGCACTTCTTTTGATTTTTTGTTTATTTATTAATATTTGTTGTGTTTGATTTTTTATTTGATCTTCAACCATTTTTAATTGAGAACCAAAAGCAAGAACTCTGCTTTCTAAATTGTCAATTTCACCAGCTTGTTGAGTTGCGATATTTCTTTGACTAGAACTGCAGCCTTTCGGAGGAGGATTTTTATCTTGTATGCCTTCTTGTATTTTAAAGTTAAACATATTGGATAAATTCGGAAATATGTTAGTGATTAATATAAAAATTGCAACAATCATTATAATATTTTTCATTAATACCATTTGTATATTAATGATAAAAAAAACTTAACACTGACTTGGATATTTTTTACAAACGGCGGGGTCGTTTTCTACCTCTTCACCTTTAGACATTTTAGATAATTTTATTGAAAGTTCCGCATTTTTCTTACTATCTTCTCTATTCTTAATAATATTTTTTTGTAATTTATCAATCATTGGCTGTAGCTTACTAAATTTACCATTCGCATTTTTTAATTTTCCGACATTTCTTATTTGATGTCTTTCAAAACATTTTGAATATGTATTTAAATTGAGGTCGCACGTAAAATTTTCTTTATTATCCATTAAATGTTGTAATAGTAAATATAAAAAGAAAAAAATAGCAATATAAAAAATAGTTTTCATTATATTATCTTTTTATTTTTTTTCTTCTTTAATAGTTATATATGAATTTATATAATTCAAGAAAGTTTCGGGTATATAGAAGAAATGCAACCTCTGCGGTTGGAAACATGAATACAGGACTACCTAAATCCACTAAAAGCAAAGCTTGTGTTTCAAGTGGAAATTGTAACACAATGAAACACGGAAGAGAATCCTTGTATACGCAAATATTACCAACCAATAAATTATTTGTTAATTCGGATAATTGTGGGCGTTCTCAAAAAAAACTGATCCGCTCAGGTATGCAGCCAAAAAAGGGTAATAAATATTGTTATGATTATAATGATTACTTAAAAAATAAAAGAAAAAAAACATTCGCCCAAAAAATACCTAGTTCAATGCCACAAGTAGGACAGTCAAATACATTCGGACACGGGGGAAGCTGTGGATTAAACGACAATTGCAATGAGAATGTTACTCATTATAAACCAAACAATTTGAATTATAGACAACAAGGAGCCGTAGATAGTAGTAGTAGAATTGATAGGCTTAGATATAATACAATCGTTGGTTCAGATAGATGTGATAATGATAATACTAAATGCAATGGAAAATATGCTAGTTCTTTTAGTAGATTTGTGGAATATAAAGGATTATTCAATACCAATCATCCAGAGCCTTGTAATACTCAAATAAAAGCAAGGCGTAAATCTATGGGGGCTTTTAACAAGTCTTGTAAAGTTGAACCTCCGCCAGCCAATAATTTGCCGTAATTTTAAATAATTAGTAATATATATTAATGCCTGAGACAATTAATATATATAATAATACAGGTGAAGGATTTACTAATATAAACCCTTTTTTAGATGCGACCAGCAATATAAAAACTACAGATAAAGTTACAACAAGAAAAACAAATTGCTATACACCTTTTAGAATGCCATTATTTGGATCTAGAAAACAAACAAATTGTAATAATTGCGAACCAAACACAAAAGTTTTAAAAGACAATCACGCGTTATATTGCTGTTATGACCCCTATATAACCTCACAGCAAAATAAAGGTGGAATTATAAAAAATGATTTCATGTATTCTAATTCTTTTTTACTACATAATAGAAATAAAACATACGCCCAAAATATAGTAAATGGGAGCACTGAAAAAGTAGATAATGAAGAACACACCTATCGAACAACACCAGAAGATACAAGAGAGATATTAATATATACAATAACAAATGTAACCGAAGATAATAAGGGTAAATATTTAATAAATGGTAAAAATAATCCAAGATTACAATTATACAGAAATAAAATATACAAATTTATAGTAGATGCTCCAGGACATCCGTTTTGGATCAAAACTATTTCTTCTACAAATAATTTGAATGGTTTATCAGAAGGAATAACCAATAACGGAATAGACTACGGTGAAATTACTGTATTCATTTCAGACCCATTTCTTCATAAAGTATATTATAATTGCGAACATCATTCTAGTATGGCAGGAATGATAAATATATATAATAGTAACAATGATTATATAAAATGTCGCCAATCAAGTTTTAAAAAAAGAAATCAATCTCATTGGACAAATGGTGCTGTATCGCATAGAAGCAGATTAAATAGATTAAAATATAATGCTATTAATGCTAGAAAAAATTCAAATTATGGAGCGAATTGCCCTAATCGCAATAACAACTGCTTAGATAATAATTTGGCACCTCATAGGGTGAATATAGCAAAACCAATGAAATGTTCGCATAAAACATTTCATGATAAAATTAGACATAGAAATAAAAAGCTCACGTGCGACCCAAATTATACAGGAGATCCCGAAGACGTCGAGCCAAATGTTACATATATATTCCCAAAATTTATACCTCAAAGACAACCGCCTCCAGAAAATGGATTATTATCTACTTTTTATCATAATAATTATATTACATCTTTTTCATTGTACAATTTCAACTATAATCATATGGAATTTAATACAAGTTTTAATAATAGAAATCCAACATTTGTCCCTGGTCCCGTGCAAACAGTTGATACTACCAATACTTCCCCTTCTGAGAATTTTACTTTTGATATAAGTGAAAATCAAATAACTTACGTTACACAAACGTCGGATGTAACCACCGTTGTTACGACTGATGTAAAGGAAGGAACTACCGAAACGGATATATATTTAACATCTAGTATTAGAGATGAACTAGTAATAACCGGTGAACCAACCTTATCTATAAGTGAAATCAAAGTAATGAATAAAACAATAAAGGTTGTTATTTCATATACAAATATATCACACTGGCATTATTCTATTGATAACGATCAAGATATAGAAGTATATTCAGGGTATGCGACTATATTTAATGTAAGTGAATATAAAACATATACATTGCTTATTAAAGGAGTTGACTCGGCTCACAAATCATTAATTGAAAAGGTTGTAACATTTACAACTACTGAACCATTGGGTATATCATATCAACCAATAAATCCAAATACGAATAATACAAATACAACTACTACCACAACTACAGATACTAATACCAATACAGACGGGTATTAAAAAATTGAATTGAATTAATTTGAATATAATTAATTCAATCTAACAATCTTCAAGATGAATGAAAGACAACTGTACCACTGTAAAATGAAACACTTGTTTAAAAAAGCAGGAAAGTTTGGCTTTAATTCTCCAACTTATATAAACAATAAAGCCTTACAAGCAATGTATTACATAAAAAAGAAGGAATTTGGTGAAAACAGTATGCCATTGGTTATTATAAAGCTTGACTACAAAGATTATTTACACAAATTAAATAGTTTCAAGAACGCGATTTCGGAGAATATGTTGTGTTATTATTTTGAAGACGGTATTTGTTATGAATCTCATTTAAAAGAATTTTTACAAAATAATAACACTCTCTTTATCATTTTTGAATGTATAAATTATTTATATTGGGATCCAATGTATGTAACTCATTCGACGTGTGCTATAATAAATAATGGCAAATGTTATTTTATAAATTCACACGGCAAAGATAGTAAAGATATATGTCATTATGAATATAAAACAAAATCGTGTGAAAAAACATTTACATTTAAACAAGGAAAAGATTATACAATTATTTCAACGCTAATGAATAGGTATGGAATAAAAATGGAGAATACTTCCAAGTATATGTATTATGGTGCGAATTTGCAAGAATATGATAATCACGGCTGTTGTTTTATATTTCCATATTATATTTGGTATTATTTTGAGAAAGATCTAAAAACAAACCTCAAACTATTAGAAAAAGGGAAAGTATCATTGGTTATATATAAAATATTTTTCAAAAATAACCCCCTGAGAAAAAATACGAATGCTTATATTAAACAAAAAGCTGAAAAAAACATAAAGAAATTGAAATGGAGACTATTGAGTAATGTAATGAATGAATATATGGGATATATGACGCAGAAAAAAATATTGTATGAATTGCCAAATAGATGAATTAAGATTTGAAGATATTTGTTGAAGTATTTGTGGTTCTATTATAGTCTAATTTATTTTGAATACACCAATTAACACATTTGCTAATATTTTGATTTTTGATATTTTCTAATTTATCTTTTCGTTTATCATTATTATATATTAATTTGAATGTATTTGATATATTTTCGATTTGTTGCTGTCCGAAGATAGAATTTATTTCTTCTAATTGGTTTTTTAAGTACAAACTTAATGGAATGTTCAATAAATTGGTTATTTTGTAATGGGTTATATCTATATTATTCAAAACCTTTATTATATCGTGTAATTTGTTGGTGATGAATGAAGTATCTTTGAATCTAAACTTAGTGCAGACAATATATTTTTCAGAATTGGCGTATCTGCTGGTGTTTGGTTTTGTGATGTATACATCATTATAGAAAATACTTAATAGGTGTATGATGTCGGCGGATGCTTTTAAAAATAAATCATACATCTTTAAAATAAAAGAGCCCTTGTATTTTTGCATTGCAATGGCATAAGCAACTTGGACGAAGATTAGTTTAACAGCCATTCTTTCTTGATTATTGAAATCAATTGAAAAATCAAAGCCGCCATCGGCTGTTATAATTTCCTGGCTATTTTTGTAATGTTTAATGCAGTATGAAAAATTTTGTTCGTTATACAAATCGCCGGTTTTAGATAAACCATATTCTAGAATTACATTATCATACTTTCTTAAAAATTTTTCACTTTTTTTCCAACCAGGAATGTTATTATCATTTGTATTGAGTAAAGTCATTCCAGTATATTTGTCATTTTTATTATTTCGCAATCTAGCAGTTGCCTCTATAAAACCACCGGGTCCTTCGGCTAAATGGAAAGTATTGATGGGATATTCGTATCCAATAAGATTGAAGGTATTATAAATTTCAAGAATTTTAAAAAAAGCCCGTGAAATAGGCTTATATTTGCTGATTGAATTATTGGTATATGGTAAATTTGTATGTATAAATTCGAATGGATTTGTATATTTTTTGAATGTATCCCAATCTGAAGCACATTTACTTATATTATGCTTGGTAATATTCAAATATTTTGATAAACTTTTACTCAAAAAACTATCAATCTCATCATTATTAATGGGTTGAATTTTGATAGACAAATTTTTTGGTAAAATATCGTATTTTATTTGATGTAGCAAAAAGTATAACATTTAAATATACATATAAATTATTATTTAAATGTTTTACGAAGGTAATTTAAATTTCTTTTTGAATTTGGTGACTTTTCTCTTAGTTTTTTTCATTTGTTTTGAAATGTCTTTATATAAGTCTTCTTGTTCTTTTGTAATTTTATCTTGAACGGTTTGATTGGTTGATATTTCGACATTGACAATGGTATTTTCTCGTTTTTTAAATATAAAATAATTATTTAAAAATGAAATATTTTTTTCGGCATCACTTAACTTTAAAGCATCTCCAACCCAAGTTTCTTTTATACCACCGTCTTCTCTTTCGATTTCTTGTTTCATGTCATCGAATAATTCTTGAAACGAACCAACAGAATTCTTGAAATGAATGCTGTTTAATTCTTGAGAATTACAAACGGTAAATCCATAATTATTTAAAATTCTTTCAAAATATTTAAAATTTACCAAAAATTCAGTATGTTTTTTATTAATAGATTCTTGAAATATTTCAACGGGTAATCCCAATGATGTTTCGTCGGCATCAAATGTTTCTTTGCTGTATAGTTTTGTAGCGCTCCAAATAACTTCTTTATTTTTATTTTCTTGATAAAAGGTTTCGTTTTCTTTTAAATCTTTTAATTTATTGAATAATTTTTTACCATCAAAACAAGTTCCTATAAAATATCCTTTAACAGCGCAATTTTCTGCTACATTTTTTACAAATTCATTTAATTTTATCAAATCTTCGAAAAAGTAATGGGCGGCAAATTGGACGGAAACAATATTAAACCCGTCTCTACCAATTCCGTGAACGTCATATAAACCTTTGCCAATTTCTTTTTTATCTTTTGTTCCTAGCCCATATATTGCTTTCATGATTGCTTTATTTTTATCGTCTGAAAAAGCTTCGCCTGATTTTATATTTTTACTAGAATCGCCTTTTAAAAACATACAATCGGGTATTAATTTCCTACCCTGTTGTTTTTGCTTCAAGTATCTAGAAGCGGCACCATCTACTTGATTTTCAATGTTGTCTCTAGAATAATCTATGCCGACAACAGTTGATAATCTAGAATCAATCCATTTGGGCATGTCGCCTGCTTTTCCGACTGCTAAGTCTATTAATGAATCTCCAGGTGTAGATATTCTTTTTATTAAATTATGTTTTACATATCGATTATGGAAGTTTCGGAAAGCTTGTGTTTTCGTAACGGAGTCGTGTTTGCTATAATATACATCGGCGTCTTCAATATTTTCAGGTATTTCTATTTTACCAGAAAGCATTTCTTCTGTAACGGGGTTATGTATTGATTTCCATACACTGTTTGCTGTTTTATAATCATTGCCAAAATTTGGTTGTCCTTTTCTATAAGCAAAAGTTTTATCAAAACGGACTTTTATTGGCTTCCATTTCCAACTGCTAGGTACTGTAGAATCCTTTTCATATTTGAATTCAACGATAGTTTCATCATCAAATATGTTTCCATCTTCGGCAACCATTAATAATTTTGAACCTACCTTTTTTAATGGTATGTTGGCAATATGCCATTCGCTTGTTTTGGATTCGTTATTATTATATGGATAAAATGGCACAGGATAATAATTTTGGTAATTATATGTTTTTTTTGGCATATCACCAGTGATCATTGTTTGAATTGGATTGAGAAACCCGTGGTTTCTTTGTGAAAATCCTACTCGTAAAGTAACCTTTTTATATTGCTGTAATTCATTTGAACTTGTGGAATTGGTTCCTTCTATAAATTTATTATATATTGAATCGTTTTTTTCATCTTGTTCTTTTTCTGTTTGTATAAGAAAGTCGATTGTGTTGTGTCTTGGTGGTTTCCACTTAAAAGAGTGCATCCAAGTTCCAGATACTATTTTTTTATCAATTGGTGTAAATATAATTCCGTCAACTTCATATTCAAAATGATTATTATTTATTTTTTCAAGCAATTGTTGGCACTGAGAATAAATATTTGCGTTTCTATTATCCATAAAATTTTTTAATCTAATATTAATTGGCAAAGATTTTCCTTTGACAATGTTTTCCATTTTTTTATCATTTATTAAATTTGAATAAACGGCATTTAATTTATCAAACCTACATCCATTTGAGCCAGACTTTATATTATAAAAGTCTAATCCCTTCAAGTCTTCTCCGCCCAAATAATAGATGTCGAACAACAAATACAAATTGATAAATCTGCGACTGTTGTCATAAGAAACATATTCGCCATCCAATATTGTATTGAATAATTTTTTATTTTTGGTAATACATCCTATGAAAGTAACTGTTAAATTTATGTCTAAGAAATATATTTTGCCATTATCTGATATATATAACATTCTTCTAACCCCGTCGGCTTTTTCTGTAATTGTGTATAAATTATTAATATTTGGCATATCATCAATGGGTTTTTTGGATAAATGCTTTCTTTCCAATGAAACAGTTGCTGGTCCTATAAAATATTTTTTACTTTGTCTTTTATATGCCATTGTATCTTGTAATAATTGTTGTTTTGTTATTTTTCTACCTTTACCTTTTTTGGAAGTTTCATCTGAAAATGTTAGTTCAATATATTTTTTTGTAACATTATTTTGTTCGGGGTATGAAATAGGATAATTTGTATTTTGTAATCCTGATAAAACAACTTTAATTCCACTTTTTATTTTTTTATATAAAGCATCAATCAAAAATTTATTGGAATTGGTTTCTTCTCCTTGAAATTCGCCCCATCTAGATGTTCCAAAGGTTTCACTTGCCACATAATATTTGGGGTGTTTGCTTTTAACTTCCTTTATCAAATTTTCAATATATTTCCAATTCAATTCCAATTCTATTTCATAATGAGCGTTATTTTCAAAAATACCAGAATCTTTAATGTGATAATGGGGTACCCAAATTAGACGATTGCCTACTTTTCGAACTTTTGGTTCTTTTACAACACTGCAGTCGATTTTAAAAGGATACTCATCATTAACCAAAGTATATCTTTTTATGTACCTAAAAATTTTGGTGGTATCTTCCCATTTTTCCATTTCTCTTTTTACCCATTTTTCGGATCTATCGTCTTCAAATTCTTTTTGAGTTTCGTCTATAAAATTGGTTTCAACTTTATAATTAACTTTACATTGATAGTTATCGATAAATATTGGAGATAAAGGTGGTGCTCTATCTTGTCTTTTTGTGTCTTGGTTATATGATGTTGAATCGTTTTCTAATTTTCTAACCTTTTTTGTTATATATATATTTTCTTTTAGGTTTCCGCCAGAATCAACAATGGTTTCTGTTTTACAATATTCACTAACGGCACTAATTCCATTTACTTGAAATCTCAGCGGCGAAGTTGTTGTTCTACCTTGTAAATTTTCAGTTCGCTGATTAATATTTAAATAGTGGGTTCCTTTTTCATTTTCCATCATCCAATTATTGGCGGTTAATTTATTGATAACGTTGTCGAATGAAGTTTTTGATATTTTATTAAATTTATCAATGCCAAAAATTATTTCAAGTTCTTCTAGAATGCGAGAATTTGATTGATTTGAATTGGAGGAAACAATCCATTTGTCTAAGTATTTGAATAAATTATCAATGGGAGAAATTTTTTCGGTTTCGTCTGTCATATATATTATAATTTATATTATTTTAATATATATTCAATTAATTAGTTTAAATGTTCTTGTATTAAACTGTATAGTTTTTTTTTCGTAAATTTTTTTTGTCCTTGTGCTTCATATTGTATTTTAAGTTTTTTACATATATCTTCTAGGTCGCCCTTCTTATAATTAGATAATGTTTTTAAAGGTTTATCTATATCATCAACAACAATTTTATTACCTTTGATTTCATAATAATTTGGTTCGTCTTCGCGTAACCATACGCCGTGTTTATTTCGTAATTCTTTGATATAACAAGTAGTCCAAGTGGGGTCGAATATTTTTTCATAAAACAATTTTTCAGTTGTGTATATTAGATTGAATTTAAATACGATGGCAAGAGCAATTAATGTTTGAAATGATATATTTGGTTCACTAGATAAATTACCTTCAACTGTTTTTAGTTTGATTTTCTCATTTTTCAATAGTTGTTTCTTGGTTCTTATGAATGGCACCATTGTAAATTTCTCGTTTTTTTCAGTAGTAAATTTATTAGTTGAATTAAAAATGACATCAATTCCGTTTCGAAATACATTAACACACCAAAATAAGGAATCGGAGCAGGTATGACCCGGATAAAAAAATAAATCTTTTCGATGAATATGTGTATCTATATTACTTTTTTCTTTTTTCTCTATTTTATTAATAGATGGAATATTATTCAAAATATTAGTAATATTTGCGCGATTTAACATATAACACGACAAGTTGTTTATTAAATTTTCGGTTTCAGACATGGTTATATTAATAATAAATTTCTGTTTAATATATTTTATTATATTAGTTTTTTTCACCTTCGGAAAAAAAGTTCTTTGATAAAGTATCTTTTATATTTTCAACATCAGATAAAGTTTTTTCTTGTTTATTGATATATTTCAAAAAATTATCGATTTCGTCAATTATTTTAGAATCAAGTGAAGAAATGTTTATAAAACAGCCGTTTCTATTTTCTGAAACAGAAATATCGTGTTTTATAAATATTTCCAAAATCTTTTTATGATGGATTTCCTCCAAATTCTCAATCTTTTTTTTTAAATCGTTTAATTTCATATTAAAGAAAAAAATAATTTTATATTTATATCATTTTACTTTTTAATATATAATTTTTTCATGCCAATAACTTTATCAAGCTCTCCAAGGATTGATATAAAATCGTCGTTTAATTGATATCTTATGCCAATTACTTTTATATTTATTATATCGTTTTCTTTAACTTTATTAAATTTTTCAGATAATAGATGGTGTTCTCTTGCTACAAATATTGTAACGGGCGAATCTTCATTATCTATAACTGCTCTTATTCCTGCTTTTGTTTTGTTTTTAACTAGACACTTGATATGCATTCCTTCGCAAGGTTTGCAAATATAACATTCAAATGACACAACAAAACAACAAGTTTTATCTTCTATCACGCCAGCAGAATATGAAATTACCTGTATTGAATTATTTTTTATATAACCTTCTGTGGAACATTTTCCTTCTAAATTATTTTGTAAAGCGACTAGTAAATTTTTCTTTAAATTCCCACCCAAACGGTTAAATGGTACTAAAACTTTTCTGGATAATATATTTTTCATATAAACTCCTGCACGTTTTTTTTTTATTTGACTAGAATTCTTCGTATCCATAATATAATATAAATAATATATAATATTATTTTTAATTCAATTAAATATAATATTATATCAATTGTTCTATTAATTTATCTAATACTTTGTAATTATCTGATTTTTGTATTTTATTGATTTCATCAAATTTATAATTATCTCCATGTATTGCTTTTAATTCAATGCCTTTTTCTCTCATTAATTTATCCTTTCTTAAATAGGAAGGAAAATTAGAAATATTAAATAACATCGATTTGACCGAATTGAAAAACCATATTTTGCGGTTTTCTTCTTCTTCTTGTTGATAATATATAAAAATAAGTTCTATAATTATGCTTAGCAATTTATCAATATCTTTAATCTTTAAAAGTTCATCTTTTAGTTGATCGTCTTCTATATCATCTTCTATCTTAAATATATCTTCGTATCCATTTTCGTTTTTTAACTCTATAAATAATTTTATCAATCGTTCTTTCCCACCATTTATTTTGTGTAATTTTTCACCCTTGCTAGTGTTTGTTATATCTTGTACCTTTTTTATTTTAAATAATAAATCTCTATTTAGACTATCCATAATACCAACAAGAGTTTGTCCTTGTAATTTTGTTAAATCAAAGTTATATATATCACGTGCAATATTTACAATTGCCGCATCGCTTATTTCGTTTTTATCTGAACTTTGCCTTTTTACTTCTAATTTATTTGTTTTGAAATTGGGTATTAAATAATAATTATCAGCGATCGCAAATTTATTAAAAAAATCATTTATTTCTGCCAATAATGATGGTGTTAGTTTATCTTTATTGTCAAATAATATATGTTTTTTTTTGACATTAAGCTTTTCTAATATTGTATGAAATGCCAGCTTTTTAAACACTTCTTGGTATTCTTCGCGTATAAACTTTTTTATTGCTAATTTCATACAACCTTGTGTATTTTGGCATCTTTCCTCTTCTTTTTCTATTATTATGCCGAAATCTCTATCAATCATTATATTTTTATAAATTCTTTCAATATTTGATATTGTATCTTCCTTTTTTGTCAAATCGATTATATTTGAATTAAAGGTGTATTCGATTTCATTCGGCTTGTAATAGAAAGGCATTCTTTTAGAATACATAGATTCTACGGGCAATTCTAAATCAATTGGTTGGAAAAAATACAAATTTCCAATTTCTACAATTTTGCCTTTTTTACCATAAATATCTTCTAAAAATTCATTCCCATCAGACATTAATATTTCAATAGCTTTATATACTTGAGAATTAGTATAGTTTGCGGTAGATTTTACTGCTGATAGTAAATCATTTTTGGTATATACATACTTTTCTTGGAATAAATTTTTTATACGTTCAATGATTTTATCTATACTCATAACTATAAAAGAATAATCAAACGTCGTTAAATCATTAAAATCGCCGTTAAAAGAATCAACCGTGCATTTATAACCACAGTCTTGATAATCGCAAATTAATGAGTTTTTCCGATGTCCTATTTTAAAAAAGTTTTGAACGTGTGGTTTAGATTGTTGATATGAAATATCAATTAATACCGTTTTATTCATTACCTCTTGGGATAAATCTTGTTGTTTTTCATTTAATACACAATCAATTGAATTTTCTTTTAATATTCTGGTTACTTTTCCGATTTCTAATGCTTTTTTCTCTGCCAATCTATATACATATAAATCTATGGTTTCAATCGTATTGTCATGATAGGAGCCATGTAAAAAAATAAGACAATTGCGTTTTGCGAATTTTAGTTCACAATGTGATTTATATCGAATTCCTCTCCCTTCAATCTGACCGGTTCTATATAAATTAAACCAAGGTTCTAATATATGAACCTGTCTAACATTCTTAAAATCTAATCCTTCGGAGGCGGCTTCTGATATTATAATTACTTTAATTATATCCCCGTTTTTGTTTTTACTAGACGTGCTTTCTATGTAATTTTGTTTGTCGTTTTTCGATAAATTTACATCGCCTGTTAATAAAATATAATTACCATTTTTCTCTTGTGATTTCGTCTGGTCTTTATTCAATATATTGTCTTCATTATATCTATTAAATCCCATTTCTTCCAAAGCACACGCCATTGGAATACATCCACCTGCAATAAAATTTGAGTATAAAATAACTATACCTTCTGATTTTTCAATAATATTCATTATATTGTAAATTTTTTTACTATATATTTTTAATTTTTCTCTATCAAATAAATTTTTATATATGCCAGATTTGTATTTTAATTTTTTATATTTTTTTACTTCTTTTAAAGTTGCATTAAAACAATTGGTTAATCCATTAATACCTGATAATTTATCCCAATTGTTAAAATCATCGTCGTCAAAACTCTTATGCGGAAAACATATATTTGTCATCTGCAGAGGTGTTGTTATTAAAGTATATTGTAAAGTTTTTCCTTTTGATCTAAAAGCTTTATTGGTTTTTGTCAAGTGATCGATATATCTACTATAATATTCCCACTGTATGTCATCAAGTTGATTCATAAATAAATCTAATTTTTGTATTCTATTATCAATTTCAGCACCATTAACTTGTATAGTTGGATAATAATCTTCTGAATCTTCTAACCGCTTTTTTAACGAATTTTTTTTAATTAAATTCCCATCGGGTAAATTAATATCATATGGATATAATCTAAAAGGAAAGGCAAATGGATCTTCCCCTTGAAGATAACTAATATATCCTTGTGATTTTTTTATAAGTAATTCTTTTCCTCCCTCGATAAACTCTCCATCCGCGTCAAATATATCTTTTTGTGTTATTCCATATCTATTATCGTTTTTGTTTAAAAGATTTAATATCCAAATAATTTCGGAATAATGATTAAACATCGGCGTTCCCGTTAATAATAACAATTTCATGTTTTCAGTATATGTAACTAAATCTGAGAAATTCTGAGATGTTTTTTTTAATCCTTTAATTTCCGTATCTGGTCTAATATTATGAACTTCGTCTATTACTATTAATGTATTATTGAATCTTTGTCGCAATGCTTTTAATTTATTTTTATTTTGTTGTGTATTACTTTCGATTTTACGAAGTTGAAATTCAGAAGAAACTTTGCCAATTTCATTTGAAAATTCTACATAACCGTAAAATTTATAATATTTTTTAATGAGTTTTTTGATTTGTTTGCTTAATATTTTTTTTGCCTCATCTTCATCTAACTCGGAATATTTGGAATCTTTTGTGAATACAATTTCTTTGATAAAATTATTTCCAGCGCAAGATTTAATATTCCATATACCGTTAATTCTTTTCAATTTTGTTTCATCAAATAATTGCAATTTAAATCCTGCTTGTACTTTTTTATTCGCAACTACTATAATTTGTTTGTCAATACCCATTTGTTTATAATAGACACGCTGTTCTTCGCAAACATTTATAGCAGAACATGTTTTACCTGTTCCCAATCCATGATATATTAATAAACTGTTATATGGGGTTTGTAATGACATAAAATTGCGTATAAATACTTGATGTGGTGATAATTCAAATTGTTTGTTTTTACACATTTTATCTTGAATTTTTACAATATTTTCAATTTCTTCCTGAGTTTTTTTTACATAAATTGTATTTTCAAATTCTTTTTTTAAACTTATCTTTTTATTAAATTCAGGGTCTTCTAAAATGGGATATAATCCTTGGTATTTTACACTTTTAGAAACAGCTTCTCTATTTGCTTTTTCCTTACAAATAAGAAATTCTTTATATTTTGCACTTGTTAATTTGACTTCATCCGAATTAACATATTCAACCAAATCTTCTAATTTATCTTTATCCAAACATTGCTCTTCGTTGAATTGTAATTTTAATTTTAATTTTTTTACTTTTTTTATTTTTGTCCCTTTATTTTTTGACTTTTTCGAAGTATCTTTATTTTTTGTTTTTATTTTAACCAATTTACTGAAAAAAGGGTGTTCTTTATTTTTCAAGTATAATTCTTCTATGGTTTTTAATCCGGCAGGACCAATCCATTGTTCGTCAGAATTTGTCATTGTTTTCCATATATCACCTGGTGATTGATGTGTAATTGGTTTCTTATTTAAAAAATCTTCGATGTTAGATTTTGTGATATTTTTTGATTTACCTTCGATTTTTGTTTCAAAAAAATATATTTCTTGTGCGCCGATTTGTGTATTGGGATATATCCTTTCAAATTTTTCTTTTTCTTCGGCGTTCATTTGTGTATCTTGGAAATCGGTGGTCTTTGTATAAGACCGTTTTACAATTTCGAATGTACCCTTTTTATTTTTTCTAATATATATTTTTTTTAATTTGCTTTTTAATTCTTCTAATTCAGTTTCTTGATTTGACATATATGTATATATATTATGAAAACAAACTATATTTATGTAAAATTTTATCAACTCTTTTAATTAAATCTTTTTTTTCAATATTATATGGTCTAATAAGTGCTAGACTTTCTTCTAAAGAAACCCATTTCATTTTACTTACCTCGCTTTTTTGAAAATTGTTCATGGTGCTTTCACCGCCCATAAACGCCAAATAATATTTATGTTTATAAGATTTAAAATTTGAACCCATGAATATTTCTTCAAATGGTAATACATTTTTTATAATAATAAAATCACTTTCTTGAAACCCTGTTTCTTCGACAAATTCTCTGGAGGCGCATTTAATATCGTTTTCTTGATAATTTCTTCGTCCTTTTGGAAATCCCCATTCAGGCAAAATCCAATTTGTATTACTGTTTTCGATTAGTCTTTTTAAATCATATAATTCATTCTCTATAAAAATTCCTTCTTTAATTTGTTGCAGTTTTTGATTGGAATTTTTTTCTTCGCAGCTATATTGTTGGCCTGAAAAATTTCCCCAAAGTCCGCTCCATAAATCTTTAAAGTCTTTATTTAATATTCTAGTTTTTTCTTCGATAGTCATTTCATTTATAAGATTCTGGATATAATTCATATTATATAAAGGATATTTGCCTCGTATAAAATCTACATAACCCAAAGTATCTTTTCTACATATTAATAAATATTTTAAATCGCCGTTAAAGTCTTTTTTGAAACAAGCAATACCGGAACTCGTAACAGGTTTTTTACACGAATGAAATAAATGTCCTGATCTGCCACAATTATTACAAAACTGATATGGTTTATTGTTCATTTAAATACAATTATCTTTTTGTTTTTATTATTTTTTTATTAATATATATTATATTATGAGACAATACACGAAGCGAAGAGGAGGAAAAAGGAGAAAACGGAAAACAAGAAAATTACAAGGTCGCGGAAAACCCCCCAAAGCTGGAACAAGTATATGCGTTTGGTATGGAAGTGGTAATAAAGCAAGTGCTATAGATAGATGTTCCACTTTAATAGAAACCCCGTCGGATAAAAATGGGAAAATATTTCCGGTTAGTATTAAAAAAAATTGGATTGGTGTTCCTAGTTTAGATGATAAATTCAATACGCCTATACCAACTTTGCCAGATTCTAATATGATTCCAAGTATATTTAATTCATTATCGCAATTCAATAGTGAAGTTAAAACTGGTAAATATGACGCGTATTATATTATATATGAAGCAAAATGTAAACACGGAGGTGAAAGATTTGAATTAATGAAATTAGAAAATGCTACTATAACAAATTTAGGCAACGGAAGTCACGAAATTGAATGGAAGCTATGGAATGATAAAATGACAGTGAAGCAAATTGCAAATACCATAAATATAAAATGGGGTTCTTCGAATTATTCAAGACCAGTTGGTACAATATGGATAAATTATAAAGAACCTGGAATTTTACAAGCGGAAGATCGACGTCGTTCGGTGAGTTTTGGTGGGAGAAAACGTCGCGATGGAAGGAAAAGAAAAAGTCGTAAGAAAAAGAGACGGAGACTTAAAAAGTCAAGAAGAAGAAGAAAGTCAAAAAGGAAAAACTGAAAAAAAGGCACTATATAAAGTTTTATGAATAAATATGATTAAAATTATATTTATTGATATAAAATGACATTGAACCCATATATATGGTTGCCTCATTTTGAATTTACATTGCAAACAATAGCCGTCCAATATCCAAAAAAACCAAATGAAATAACTAAGAAAAAATACTATGAATTTATTAATAATATTCCAGTATTTTTTCCAACAAAACCATTGGGTAAAATATTTACAGGAATGTTGAATAAATATCCAGTTACACCTTATTTAGATAGTCGAACGGCATTTATGAAATGGACTCATTTTACATTGAATAAATTAAAAGAAAAATTAGAATTGCCAACCGAAAATTTTTATGATAGTTTAGAAAAATATTATCATAATTATAAGCCAAAGGAAGTGATAGATAAAGAACTATATGAAAATAAGAAGAAATATATAGAAGGAGGGGCGATTATATTGTTAATAGCCTTTATATATTATGTATATAAATGATAAAATTAAATAAATTTTATCCGAATAAACCGTTTTTTAAGATGACAATTGGAGAATTAAAGGAATTTGTTGAATTACAGAAATACAAGGGGGATAAGAAGAGGAAGAAAAGGAAAACAAGGAGGAAATATAATACTAATAATAAAACACGTAAAAATATAAATTAAATATATATGGGTATTGACAAATGGATATTTTTGATAACTGTCTTTTTAATGGCAGATACATATTATGATGGAAAATATACAAAATGGTTATTATCAGGTAGAAAATATTACAAAATGATAACTTACGGAATGATTGGATTATCCTTATATGTTTTTATAAAAAAGCATCCTACAGAATCGAAAAGTATGCTAGGACACGCTTCGGAAGTTATAAAATATTTGCCAGTTGATAGGGATACTACTGATTTACTAACGCCCTTTTTGGATTTTACAAATGCGAATGAAAGAATAAATAGTATGGTTCAACCGATACAACAAGGTGGGGAACATACACAATCGCCACAATTTTCGAGAATGATGAATTCAGGTTTAGGGAATTCAAAAAGAAGTGTAAGTGAAACAAAGAAGAAATATGTTGCTTCGCAACAAAATTGGAAATGTGTTGATTGTGGCGAACAATTGACACATACATTTGAAGTGGATCACAAGATAGATTTGCAATTTGGTGGAACGAACCATGTATCAAATTTGAATGCGAAATGTGTTAGTTGTCATAAAGAAAAGACTGTAATGCATAAACTACAATAATTTTATATAAATTAAATATAAATAGATATGGTCGAATTGGACTCTGAGACATATGAAAGTGTAAAACAAGGAGTGAATTATTTTACATCATTGTTAATATACGCACCTATAATCATATTAGTATTATATATAATTTATTTATTTTTACCCGTATTAATAAGTGCTGTGCGCGGGGGTTCTGACATAACAATGGTATTGAGCGTTGTTATGAAGAGGATAGTTCAGGTATTTTATCTTATATTGAGGCCAATAATATATATATTGCAGAAAATATGGGGAGGAATATCTTATATGTTTGGGGATGCGTGGAGCAATACTAATATGTTGACAACTTCTGTATGCTTAATATCTTTTGTAATTTTAGTATCTTCGTTATTATTTTTGTCATATGGTTCTCCTGAAACAATTGGAGTGTATGGCAAAGTTCTTACACCTATTATGGTATTATTGGTTGCTGTATCGGCTTGTTATGTTTTTATGGTGTTTAATCGGTCTATGAAAGATACAAGTGATAAAAATTTATTCCCAAAAAGCAAGGGTTTTTCGGAACAGACTGCTTGGTTGTTTAGAAGAACAAATATGTATTTATATTCGGTTCTTATTATGATATTTATATTGGGTGTATTGGGTTTGGGAACGTGGTATATATTTTCATCGGGCAAGGACGGTGGATATGCGGCGACTCAAGTATTTACTATTATATCGGCTATAGTCTTGTTAAGCATAATACATATGATTTGTAAAAATTTTGGTGTATATAGAAAATTGGCTCAAAATCGATTTTTTGAATTATTATATAATTTTATTTTCCTCATACCGTGTTTGATTACTGATATTATAAATTATTTCTATAAAGAATTAGAACATACTCCAAAAATAGCTTATTATGTTTTGGGTGGAGAAATTGCTATAATATTATTGTGGGTATTAATTCCTATACTGAAAAAACGTTTATATTTAAGTGTAAATCACGACAAAACGGGGAATTATTCATTTGAAAGACAGGCAATAACGGACAGCGTTGATATATTAAAAAGCGATATTTCAAATTTAAAACAAATTAATCCGAAAATAGAAACTTGGTATTTTTGGTCTCAGGTTATGAAAAATAAGCTATATAAAAAGAGTAAAGAAGAAGAGTTGAAAGCTTTAATACTTACATATGAAATAAAAGAAGAAGATGAAATTGAAGGTATTATTAATACGGTTCAGGTAAATGCTTCTAATATTTTTCAAAAGCAAAACGAAATAGCAAATTATCAAGAAGAATTAGTAAAAATAGACAAAAAATATGAAAAAAAAGATGGAACTCCGATATCAGTTTTATTACAGAATAAACCCGTGAAATTAAATAAAAAAAGATTAATAGGTGACTATGAAAAATTAAGGAAAAACGGCGTATTACCAATGAATGATTATTCATATGATTATGGTTTATCGTGTTGGGTTTATCTTAATAGTACGCCACCCAACTTCTATAAAAACAAAGACAGAGTTTTATTAAATTTTAGTAATAAACCAAAAATATCATATAATCCAATAAAAAATCATATAAAAATTGCTACAAGGATAAGAGATAAAACGCACGGTGTAATACATAAAAAATTCTATATTGAAAAAATAAAATTACAAAAATGGATAAATTTAGTAATAAATTACGACGCTGGTATTTTAGACGTTTTTATGGATGGTGAATTGGTTTATTCTCAACCCGGTTTAATTCCATTTATGACGACCGATACTGTTGTTATTGGTGACAACGAGGGGGTTAAGGGAGGTATATGCAATATAGCTTATTTTGCTTCTCATATATCAAAAACAAGAATAAAGACAAACTATAATTATTTAAAGAATAATTCTCCACCAGTTATTTAGATAAATTTCTAAATGTATATTATATTATGGAATTGAAAACTGTTTTGTTATGGGTAATTGTTATACTTGTTTTGTATTTGACATATTACTACTTTTTCAGAGATACAAGTGTTGCCGATTTAGTCGGAATGCATAATGCTCGAGTTGCCCGCGTTATTGCGGCTGAAAAACTTCCAGGGGGGTCGGGAACACAAGATTTTACTTTTTCTATCTGGATGTATGTAAATAATTGGAATTATGCGTATGGTAAAAGGAAAATGATTTTACGAAGAACAAATGCTAGAAACGAGGTTTGTCCTTCGATTTCTTTAGCAGCAACAACAAATGATTTAGAAATTAGCTTATCAACATATTCTGGTTCGGAAGCTTCTTCATCAAATGAAGCTAGTTGTGGTGTTAAAAATATTCCATTGCAAAAATGGGTTCATGTTTTAATGACAACGCAAAATAGAACGGTTGATGTCTATATCGATGGTAAATTGGTTAAAACTTGTATGCTTGGAGGCGTAGCCAAAATGGACCCAACCGCTCCATTACAGTTATGCCCCGAAGGTGGATTTTCTGGTTTCACGTCTAAATTGAGATACTACTCTCGCTCTATTAATCCTAGAGAAGCGTATGAAATTTATAGAGAAGGTTATACTGATGGATGGGGTGATGCCGAAAATAGATATAAGGTCAAATTGACATTCTTTAAAGATAATAACGAAGTCAATGCTTTTTCGTTGTAAATTATCTATATACTAATATATATAGATAATGTCATATTCAAGTTTTGGAAATAGTTATGGACAATCCGGCGGCATTGCCTCAGATTTAGGAGGTGCTGTTGGAAGTGTCAAAGGAGGATTATCAACAGGTTTAGGAAAATTTAAAAATAATAAATATGTTTCCGGTGCCACTGACTTCCTTTATCAAAATCATCTCGTATCTAAAGTTACGTTTTTAATATTGGCCGTATTGATTTTCGTATTTGCGATGAGAACTGGAACACGATTAATGTCGTGGATCATGTCTCCTAACCCTAATCCCGTGTTAATGAAAGGAATGAAATCGGGTAAAAAGTTTTTAAGAATTAAACAAGACCCTAGACACACGGATGCAATACCCGTTATGAAATCTAAAAATGAACGCGAAGGCATAACCTTTACATATTCAGTATGGTTATATATAGAAGATTTAGTATACAAACAGGGTCAGCGCAAACATATATTCCATAAAGGAACTGGTAAATTTGGAACACAAAGCAAACCTTGGAGAGCCGAAGGTGGTGAGGAAATTCAAACAAAGGATATGGCTTTCCCAAATAATTCTCCTGGTTTATTTATTGGCGAAGATAAAAACGAATTAATTGTTGTGATGAATACTTTTAATAATGTTTTAGAAGAAGTCAAAATTCCAAATATTCCACTTAATAAATGGGTTAATGTTATGATAAGGGTTAATAACTTAAACATGGATGTTTTTGTCAATGGTTCTATTGCGGTTAGACACGTATTCTCTGGACCGGTTAAACAAAATTATGGCGATGTCTTTGTAAGTGCAAATAATGGTTTTGCTGGAAATATGTCAAATTTAAGATATTGGAATTATGCTCTGTCAAGTTCTGAAGTTGCAGATATTGTTCGCGACGGACCAGACCTAACTTCCGATAAATCAATGAATATCTTTCCTCCATACTTCTCGTTACGATGGTATTTTGGTAGAGATTCAGTCTAAAAAATTATACATTATAATTAACAATTAAATATAATGTATTAATAATTATTTCCTTAGATTTGGATTAATACAAAGTGATTCTGTTGGAAAAATATCACCGCTTATACATTTATCACTTTCTTGTATTTCAGCACAATGTCTTTTACCCGTTTGATTCCCAACATAACAATACTGTTTTTTCGATTGTTTTAAATCGCCGTGGGATGATAAATCAGGACTAGGAACCTCTTTCGGAATTTTCTCTTTATCTTTTCCGTCCTCTTTTTTTTTATCGTTATTATCCTTGCCCTTATGAAGTCGTTGTCTTAATTTTGAAATTGTTTCTTTTTTATCTTCTATATCATCTTCTTTATCTATTGGTCTTTCTTCTGGTTCTTCTAAAGCTTTTTTTATTGCTTCCGCGCCTCTTCTTGTTTCTTCTTCTGTATTTTTTACTCCTTCTCCTAACATTTTAGAGAAAAAGGTTACTCCTTCCGTTAAATAATAATACACGTTCAATCCCAATAACACAACCATTAATAATAAAAATAATAATCGAATCCAAAACCAAGTTGTATTTGGGGGGTCAACTCTTAATATATTTGGCTTATCTGCTGCTGTAGCTAAGGGGGTTGCTGTTTGTAATATAGGTACTGTATTTTCTACACCGCTTGACATATATATTATTACACGTTTAAAAATTTATATTTATAACATAAATTCTTACTAAATTATCGACGTCTCCTTTTCTTGGAACACCCGCGCATATTTTTCCCCTTTGCTTTTCTTCTTCTCTTTGTTCCCTTTCTTCTTTTCTTTTCCGTTTTTCTTTTGTATTTTTTTCTTCTTCTTGTTTTTCTACCTACTCTTTTTGGCATTATATAAATTCTATATATTATTTAATAAAATAATATTTAGATGATTTAGCGTCTGCGTCTACTTCTTCTCTTTTTACGCGATTTTCTTCTTTTTCTTGTTCTTGAACGACGGCGTTTTCTTTTACCGCCGATCAAAGCTCTACGAGTTCTACGGGAACGACTTCTACGTGCCATTATATACATTATAAATATATTAAATAATATGTATAATATTTTCCTAAATTATTGTCCCGATTGGCGATTTGGATTCTTTTTCTGTGTCAAAGTACAACCGCAATTATTGCCTTTATCACCACTTCTTGGAAATAATCTAAAATTAAATAATCGAACACCGATTCTGTTTGGCTGGCCGGCCTTGGCGCCCGCACCATAGAGGACCCCACCGATGTCGATTTTATCATTCGCTGTCGCCTTGGCTGCTCTTAAACGTTTATTGCTAGGATTAACTGGCATTTTATACATTAACCAAAGAAAATATTTACTTATTTCTTGGAACCATATTAGTAATAGCATCCATTCGATTTAATTTATCTATTGTTTTTTCTAAATTTCCCGCGTTCCAGTTATTATTGAATAAATAATCGGTCATTGGCTTGACTTCGTTTTTTTTAATTTGTTTATAAATATTATCTATTTTACTTGTAACTTGAGCTATTACTTTTTTATCCTTATATAAAGGTATTGTTGAATCGAACGGTTCTGTTAATAACGAAATAGCGAAATATAACATTGTTTTTCTTCTTTTTTTAGAACCAGGAGAAAATCTCGCACTAAATAGGTTCAATAATGATTCTATGATTTTTTGAACGCCTTCTGGATGTTTTTTAGATTCTTGAAAAATTACATCCCATACTAACCATATTATATCTCTTTGAAACTTACTTTCGACAGGGGCTTCTCTCCTACTTGCTATTGATTTAATCGATTTATTTTTCTTACATATATTTTCAAATCCTAATATCCATTCTATCCAATAATATGCTTCGGAGCTATTTTTATTGGACTTATCTATATGCCAAGCCAGTTCATTTATCGAGATAAATAATTCTTTAGGATCATCTTTTTTAAATATTTTATTCGCATAATCAACACTTGGTGCTTTTAGTTTATGTGTCAAATTAATACTATTATATTCGGTGTCTTTAATTTTCGGTGGATCATAGCTATTTTTCCTTTTTGATAAACACAATACACAAATCACCTCCGCAAATAATCGCCTAATCTTGTTATTATTTCTTAGTTTTAATTCACTATCTGTATATCCGCCATTTAATATGTTTTTAAAGTCATTCAATCGGTGATCTATGTATAATGGTAATCTTGGATTTCCTAAATTAATAAATTTGCTTATATATAAAAATATACTATCCCATAAATCAACATAATGTCCAGCACATATCAACTCTACGCTCCAATAACAGCTTTCCTCTATTTTACCCGCAAACATATAATTTAGTAATTCTTTTTTAGCTGCCGATTTTTTATAACCAGAAAATGATATAGACCTAAAATCTTTGTCTAGTCTTTTATCATTTATTTCTTTATCATTCATTATATTAAATTTTATATAAAAAAAATACCATTAATACATATAGATGTTTCGCAGTATAACAAAAAATATTAAACAATTTACTAATTTATTTAACAAAACTACTATTTGGTGTAAAGTTACTTTATTTATCATATTATTGCTTTTATGCACTACAATAGTTAATAAAAATCGCATAGAAGTCGAAGCTTTCACGCAATCAAAAAAATTTGTAGTGAAAAATAATAATACTTTATATGATGATTTTTATTGTTCTATTTATGATGATCTTGTATATGATGATAAAAAAAATGATTTTGAAGTTACAAATATCGACCGTATAGCAAAAATTACTAAAAATAGTAATATTCTAGATATTGGGTGTGGTAAAGGACATCACGTAAAGCATTATACTGTTTCCGGTAATAAAATCCAAGGCATTGATAAATCTACCGCAATGATCAAATGTGCTAGAAAAAAATATCCCGAATGTAAATTTGTAAATGATGATGTTTTAAAATCAATGACTTATAAATCAAATACCTTTACCCATGCTTTAGCTCTTTATTTTACATTATATTATATCGAAGATAAGCACCTATTCTTCAAAAATGTATACGACTGGCTCAAACCAGGAGGTATTTTAGTAGTCCATTTGGCAAATAGAGATAAATTCGACCCTATTATAAATGCGGCCGACCCTCTTGTAATGGTTTCCGCACAAAAATACGCCAAGAAGCGTATAACCAATTCAAACGTAAAATTTAAAGATTTTACATATAAAGCCAATTTTCAACACGAAAATGGTTCCAATAAAGCAAACTTTACAGAGACTTTTACAGATGACTCAACCCAACACGTTCGCCAAAACGAACATACATTGCATATGGAAAAACAAAGAGATATTTTAAGTAAAGCTAAAAAGGTAGGATTTATATTAAAGGGAAAGATAGAGATGACAACTGTAATGTATGAATATCAATATTTATATTTCCTTCAAAAACCAGAATAAATTATATCATTTTATATATATATAATTTATGCCAATTAACAAGAGTCTTCGTCAAAAATTAGCAAAAAAAAGAGAAGCATTAGCAGTAAAAAGAGAAGCATTAGCAGTAAAAAGAGCATTAGCAAGAAAAAGCGCAGCATTAGCAAAAAAAAGAAGGAAAGAAATAAAGAAACACCAAAAATTAATGAAATTACTTGAACAGTTGAAACAGGGTGGCTTAGCGACAGGTTCGTTGGGTAGAAAGTCATCAGTCGCTAAGCCACCCGGTTCGTTGGGTAGAAAGTCATCAGTCGCTAAGCCACCAGGTTTGAAAAATATGTCGTCATCAGCCACTAAGCCATCAGGTTTGAAAAATAGGTCGTCAGTCGTTAATCAACGAAAACCATTAGTGACAGGGCTTTCGAAATTCCAGCAAAGCCAAATTGAATTGAGGCTCGCTGCAGCGATGAGCGGAGATGGTGATTATGATGATGGCGACGAAATGCTTGAATTATTACAAGCAATAAGGCCAATGGAAGAAGAAAAAGAGGAAGTAGGCCTGTCACCTGGATATGTTGATAAATATATTAGATTTCCAAATAAAAAACGTACCAAGTCTCTGAAAGCAATGGGTGACTTGAAAATATGGGGACCAACGCCACCTAAATTGAATATTAATGCTAAGTTAAGATTTCACGGAGGTGGAAAAAGACGTAAAAAAACGAGGAGATATAAAAAACGTACAAAAAGAAAAACAAAAAAGAGATGAAGGGATGATATATAAATATAATATTAACAAAACAATTAATATTATAAATTTTAAAATATATATTAAAATTTAGTAGTTGGGGAGAGAAAAACTTAATATTTTTATGAATTTCGCAACCTCAATCATTTTCTATAAATAGCATCAATAATGTCTCTTGTGAATTTTACTTCAAATCTTTTATTTGCTATTAAATTACTTATAAGCTGTATCAGAGTTATGTCCTGTTCGATTAGCGCATCTTCGTCGACAATAATATTTGGTATATCAATATCGAGATTAATAATCTTAATCAAATATTTGAAGGTTTCACCGTGGTTGTAATTCTTTAATACCTTAATCGTATATACGCCTAATAAAATTGTTTCGTTTTCGTCGTAAGAAGGGGCCCACGAAGCTTCCACGGAAACATCGGAATGGTGCATATATTTAACTAAACATTTCATTTTTTGACAAATAATTAAGTTATATTCAAGTTGTTTTTTTATTTCAATTTAATAAATGCTGTTATATGCTTTAATAATATTAATAATAATATTGGCTACAGTCTATTTATATTATAAAGTCAAACATCAATTTTGGTCTAGACAGCCTGTTTTTCACATACATAACATATGGTATTGGTATGATCCACCAGGTATTATACAAAAAGAAAAACCAGAAATGAATAAGTTTTATAAAGCAGATATTGAATTTGATAATTTCAATAATATATCTATTGAGAAACGGGCTTTATTAATAGATTTTATAAAAAATAATTATTTGCCAGATAAAGTAGAGAAATATGTGCCAAGTGAAAAATCAATAACAAATTATTTCTCAGGACACATCGATAAATCCTTTATTTCATTGCATTATAAAAATCGATTTTCAAATAATAAAATTATTAGTTGTATGACAACAAGACCGTTGGAATGTTATATTAATAATGAAAAATTTACATTATATTATGTTGATTATTTATGCGTCCATCAAAAAGAAAGGAAAAAAGGAATAGCGCCAATAACAATATATTCGCATTATGTAAATCATAGATGTCAGCACGATAATACGGTATTCTTTTTTAAAAGAGAAGGAGATACGACTTTGATAGTTCCTTTAATGATTTATAAAACATATTTTTTTGATATATCACGATGGGATAAAAATGTAACATTCGATCAAAGTTATATATTCACATATAAACTTTCTAAACAAAATTCTACTTCGTATATGCAGTTATTAAAATTAATCAAAGAGAAATTTTCGTGTGTAATAACACCAGTGATTTCTAATTTGATGCATTTATGTAGCGAAAAGGAATTGATTATTACAATATTAAATGTAACTAAAGAAGACCAGTGTATTTATATATTTAGAGATCCACATATAACATATAAAGGTAAGCGGAGCATAGAATTGATTACATCATTTAATAATAATCAGAGCAAAGAAGTGTTTGCTTTGGGAATGTTTAATAGTATAAAGATGATTAATGAAGAAAAAGAGTTTAACATATTATTAATCGAGGATACAGGCGACAATAATATGATATTAAAAGTAATTTTGAATAGATATGATAGTTTTTTGAAGACAGTTGCATCTTATTATTTTTATAATTATGCGAATTATCCTTTACAAAGCAATGATGTTTTTTGTTTGAATTAGCGTGTATATTTTCCAGCTCTAGCAAAAGAGTCTATTACAAATATGGTAAAAACGCCTAAAAACATGTATAAAACCAATTCCTCTGTTACATTTTTATTTGGTTCGTCTTTATTTTCTTCCATCAAATGAATAAGGTAGTTTAATTTTTTCATTAATTCATCTTTATTTTGGAAAGTTGGTTGATTTTGTGTGTTGTTGAAATATGGTATATAAGAATCATAGTAAGATTTCATTGCGTCGCTTTTCAAATTTGTATAGCCTTCTGGTGTAATGGCACTATCATCATCGGACGGTTGGTTTAAACTATTTTGATTATCTAAATTTTCAATAACATTATCTGGTAATTTTGTTAATTCTGCTTTAGGAGGAGGGTTGAAATTTGCTAAACCTTCGTCATCTTCATCCATTTCTTCCATGTTTTCTGTATGATTTTTCATAGAGTTTAGGAATTCTTCTGCTTTAGCGGTCGGGAGCTTTGCTCTTTTTCGTATAGTTTTATTTTTCCTTCTTTTATACATGTTGCTTAATAATTCTGAATCTTGTTTATCTTGTTCTTTATTAAATTGTGAAAATCCTAATTGACTTGCCATTCTTATAAAAATCATAGATAATTTTTTATTTTTAATAAACCAAAAAAATGTCTAATTATGTATATAAGAATGAGTCATTATGTTGAATTATTATTAGGAGCTTCAGTTATTGTTTTATTGATGAATGTACCTGAATTTTTACAAGAAATGGCGGCTAGTAGTTTAGGTAAAATGTTAATGCTATCAATTGTTGTGTTTACGTTATGTTATTGTGGTAAAAATGCGGGAATATTAGCTGCGTTGGTTTATATTATTGTTGTGTATAAAACAAATAAAGAATCGTTCAAAATGTTCGAAGGTCTTGAATTCAAATTATCAGTAGGCGGTGACGAGAAGAAAAAGGATGGAGAAAAAGAAGAAAAAGAAGAAATGAAGAAGAAGGAAGGATTGGAATCATCGGGTCCAAATAGCGATGCCTCTTGCAAAGCGGCTGATCCAAAGAAACCTTATTGGAATGCTGAGGGAAAAGCTTGTCAGCGGACTGAACCGTTCTCTTTAAAAGAGATTGAAAAATTGAAAGAATTGGCAAAAAAAGAAGGGTTTAGTAATTTTAATAGACATAGAGATTTACAGCCAATTGGATTTAAAATAAGTCAAAAAAATACAACAGACAATGACCGTGAAGTAAAAGTTAAAGCGGAAAAAGCTAAAATAGCTGCATCTAAAGAAATGGCAGATGAAGAAAACCAAACAAATTAGATATTTTTTATTTATAAAAGAAAATATCTATAAATATTAATAGTAATGGTTAAAAAACAACGTAAAAAAGAAAAGCAACTAGGTGGTGGAGCTTCGTTATTCGCAAATATAGGAGCCGCGTTAGCAAGTTTGAATAACAGCAAATTTTTTGCTGGATTGGTGATGATAATGATGAATATAGGTTCTAAATATATAAGTATAAAATTAACTAAATCACAAGAAAAATATTTAAAAAATAATGTAGCAAAACAAATGTTAATATTTGCGATTGCTTGGATGGCGACTAAAGATATATTAATAGCTTTGGCTATTACGGCGATATTCCATGTTTTAGCAAATCATTTATTAAATGAAGAAAGTTCGATGTGTATTATTCCTCAAAAGTGGAGGAATTTTGAAAAATTATTGGATGAAGACGAAGACGGTAAAATAAGTCAAGAAGAAATAGATAAAGCAAAAGAAACATTGAGGAAAGCTAGAATGAAAAAAGTAAAAGTAGAAGCACTAAGGAATATGAATGATTTTAAAATGGAGGTTTAATTTTCTCATTAATTTATAAATGATAAAAGGTAGAACAAAAACATATAAACAAAAAGATGATGGGAAATGCAATAAAGATACACAAGTCAAAGTAGAAATAGAGTGGCATTATACGACAAATGTATCAGGAAAACACGTATTTCAATATACTGGTAAAGAAATAGGAAAAGATTATTTTGATCCAACAGATAAAAAAATAATAAAACCGGGTGACACGGTTATATATAAAAAAAGCGGACACATGAATGATGGTTTTAAAGCATTGGTTACTAAAATTACAAAGTCATTGACCAAAAAAGAATTGGCGGAAAAAAATATATCACCCAAAACAGCGACTATTGGCGATACATATTCTTTAAAATTCAAAAATCCACCTACTAGAGAAAAGTGGCCTCGACAATATCCAAAATTAAAAAATGTATTAAAAGCAAATATTGAAAAAATACCCGCCCATAAAGATTATATATGTATAAAAAATATAAAAACAGGAAAGAAGACGGATACGCGAAAAAAAATCAAAGGAACGCCTTCTATAAAAGAATTTAACGACCAAACTTTGAAATTAGCGGTTGCTAGTCAAATGAAAAAAACATTTAAAAACACCCGCTATTATTCGAGTCGCGAAGAAGAAGTTCAACCTGAATTTAAAATAGAGAATGTATTGGCAAGTAATACGAAAGGTGTAAAGGTTAAAGATCCGTATGAACTTGTAGAACCGACGCAAGCATATGTTATTAGTTATGCTAGTTTTCGAGAAATATTTGATATTAGAAAATCTAAAACTAAATCTAAAAAATATGGGGGCGTTTATTATAAAATAAAAGTAGAAATTCGCATTGGTTTAAGAGATACAACCGTTAATATTACAAGTGGGAATAATATTAATCTTGCTTTAAGATGTGACGAAAGATGGCATAGAGTAAACTCAATATTTCGAGAATTAAAGGATGAAAGTGTTGAAACAGTTAATTCTTTATTTCCTCAAAGTAAATCAAAACCAGAAAAAGCCGCTGAGAAACTGGAGACGTTATTGGAAGCCAAAGCTAGAGCGAGGGAGGCTCGACCTCTTCGAACAGACATTGAAGAGAAGGAGGGAGGAGGGGAAATAAAATATACAAGAAAGAATAGACTTTATAAAAGAAGAATGAAAACAAGAAAAAAATATTAAGTTTTTCTCTCCCCAATTAATAAAAATTCAAAAATATATATAAATAATTAAAATGTATATATTTTAATTATTTATCTTTAATACACTGCTTATCTTTGGATAATAAATCCTCCAAATGCTTCATTCTTTTTTCAATATCTTCTAATTTATGTATTTCAATATCATCTGGCGTGGGTACTTCATAATACCAGTTATAAGCACCTTTAGCTCCGCGAAATGTCATTCCGCCAAAATTCCATACTAAATCGACGGCTTCGTATAATATAAAACCCAATACCATTTATATATATTAAATGAATATATATAAAATTAATTCGTCTAATTCAAATCTAATGTGATGGAGTTTTTTTCAGATCTTTTTCTCCTACTTTTTTTAACTTTACCCAATGAAGTGTTTGATAATTCTTCTAATTCTTGGACGGATGCCACGCTATTGGGATTATCATTTACCTTAACTGTTTTAGTTTTTAATCCTGAAAGAATATCTTTTAAATCTTTTGGTCCTTTCATTTCTGGTCTTTTTGAACGCTGTGGGAAACTACTAAACGAACTTTCCATATTTTCAGCATCTTGGAAATCTGGTTGTCCTCGAGACATTCCAATATCGGGTCTTCCAGTGTTGAAACCAGCGGACATTTTTGGAGGGGACCTTCTATATTCCTCTGGTGGTCCAGGTGGAGAACCTCTTGGAGGGTCTTGCATAGCCATATTCATAAAATTTCCAAATCCAGGGTTTTGTTCTCCCATAGTATTCACGGCAGCTTGAGTAAATTGTTGCATTAAGTCTGGATTTTGTTTCAAAATATCATCCATACCGGGCATAGAAGATTTAAACATTGTATTTGTCATATGAACCATAGCAGCACTACCACCAAGCATAAACAGTAGTTTAATTTCAGGAGCGATTGTTGCTTTACTTGCATACTTTTCATGTAGTTCGGCAAAAATATCATCATATTCTTCAACATTCTCATTTATTTGTTCTGCCCAACCATCAAGTTTTACATCAAATGGGTCAAACTTTTGATTTAAAAATTCAATACCTGAAACTAAAGCCATCATCATCTTACCTTGAAATTTCACACTTGATTTCTTTTCGCTTTCTGATTTAATCATTTCGAATTCTCCTTTCATTTCAGCCAAGGGAGAGTCCATTGAATATTTTTTACTTAAAGTAACTCCTTTTTTCTCCAATGATTCTAATTTTCTTAAGTAGAAAAACTTTTCTTTTAAAGCTTCTTGTGGCGATTTTGCTGCCATTGGTTTGGGAACGACGGTTGGATTTACAGGTATATTATTGAATTTTTTAAAACCATCCTTACTTTCAACTTTGGAAGAAGTATTGGCGTTTTTTAAAATACTAGGAGGCGACCCCCTGTCGCTATTGCTACTTGCGGAACCACTTCTACCCTGTTCGGAAATCTTCAAGTTAATGCTAGGACCTGTTTGTGCGAACATAAAATCCTTGCGTGCGGCTTTCGCAGGTATTTTTGGATCTTCGTTTAAATTTAAAGATACAACATCGTTTAAATCATCAAGTTTTATATCACTTGTAACATGTTTTTTACTAGCTTTATTTGGATTCATTAATAAATCTGCCCCTGGGCCAAAGTTTACAGATTTTTTCTCATCCATCATCCCGGATATTTTTATTGTACCTAAATCATTTGCGCCAACAACTGATAAATTTGGAGGCAGTTCTTCAGAAGTTATTTTGATAGTTTCCATTATGTTTTATTAAGACCTTTTATATTTAAATATTCCGCGGTATATATTTAATTTTTTAAATATATAATTATTTTATTTTGATATTATTATTGATATACCAAACACATTGTAAAAAAGAATCCGCTAAATCATCTTTTTTTTTATGAGTATTAAATATTTCAATCCAATTATTTAAAACGCTATTGTCTGTTAATAATTTTCGAGTTATTATTATACCTTCTTTTTTTCTTTCATTATATGTTGTTTTTTTATTACCGATAAAATCTTTTAGTTTATTTGATGAATTTATACAAAATATATTCGTATTATTATTTTCGATAAAATGCTGCATAATCATTCCTTGAAGACATTTCATTCTTAAAGCAAGAGGACCAATCTGGTTTTCTATTAATATATAATCAAATTTAATGTTTTGAAATCGCTCATTAAACATATATTTTATACCTTTTCCATATGTAACCATATCAATTGCTTTTGCGGCTACATTGCTTACTATATCAAAATAATTCTTATCTAAATCATCGTTCATCATTTCTAAAAAGTCTTTTTTTTTCAATTTTTTTTGTGCTTCTAAAGAAATGTTATATTTTTCAGCAATTTCTTTCAATTTTTTCATTTTATGTTTTTGAATAGAAAATTTATTATATTCATTGGTTGGTATCTTAAGTCCTTTATCTTTCACATGAACTTTACAGTAACTTTTATTGTTTTTTTTATATTTCCCATTTTTATTACAAGCAACCCCCTTTTTTGATTTACCATTGCATACATATTTCTTATCGTTACATAAATTAATAATACCCCAATGTTTGATTTCGATTTCAGTATTATATTCTATTATACAATATGCTAAATTTCGCATACCAACATCTATTGATAAAAACAACATTATATATATTCAATAATTATCTTTTATATTAATGATTTTAAAAAGTATTAAAATCATTAATTTCTAGCCGATTTTTTAATTAGCAATTCTTCTTGTGTAATAATTGGTCCCGATAAGTTACCGTTCAATATTTTACTAGATAAATACATATTTTTTAAATCAGATGATTCATAACCAAATGGTTGTGTTCTATCAGAACAGCTATCAAACATATATTTATTAGTATTTCCTCCATTTGAATTTAAACAAGGTCGATTGCTACAACTAGCTGCCGATTTCGTATTTTCATTTATTATACTTAAAGCATTATTTTGTAAATATTGCCTATATGTATAATTTGAGGTTATACCTTCTTGTTCTCTTACACTTTTATTAAGATCGCAAGCACTTTGGTACGATGTAAAAATTCTTTCATCACTCATAAGTGCTGGAGCACTATGATGAATATTATTTGATCCGCTATAACAAGTAGCCCAACTCATAATATATTAGTATTAGAGAAAAATTATTGAGAAAGCAAATCAATTAATTCCTGCTTTCTTAAATTTCTATATCCCGATAATCCTCTATCTCTTGCTAAACCTTTCAAATCTGTAACTCGTAAAATATCATAATTTATGTCTTTATTAACACTTACTTTTTTGACAACCTCTTCGTCTTCGGGTGGGTCAAGAGTAAATTCAATCTTTCCGTCATCTTCTTCTTCGTCGTCATCTTCTTCTTCATCTTCTTCTTCTTCTTCTTCTTCGTCTTCTTCTTCATCATCATCCACCTCATCTAAACTATCTTCTTCTTCATCTTCGAGTTCTTCTGTTTTTTCTTGTTCGTTTTTATTATCGCCTCCAAGCAGAATGACTGGCGTTTCTTCTTTCATAATATCATCTAATCCACTTTGTAAATTAGATGGCTTTGAAAACATTTTTTGTATTGTTTTGATAGAAGAATTTTGGTTATGTGTATTATCTTTATTTTCAACATCAGTTTCACTTCCACTGTCACTTCCACTGTCACTTCCGCTGTCACTTCCGCTGTCACTTTCACTTTCGCTTTCATTATCAGACACTGTGATTAATGTGTTATTGTTATTATTTACTTCTTGCAATATAGGTTCCGTGTATTGAGGAATTGTTTCTTGAACTTTCCACTGTGCTTCGTTTTGCGTTTTCTGAGTTTCCGCCGCGTAATTTTGTATTAGCTGAAACATAGAATCTAATTTTTCCTCTACACTCGAAATTTTATTTTTAAAATAAAAAAACAATAGTAACGAAGAAATACTAGTAGCTGTCAAACAAATCATAATTGATCTAGAATTCATTAATAATAAGTTATAAAAAATTGTTTTTAAATAAACGAGTGGTTAATTGTTTTATTTATAATTTATCTAATATATTTTTTGCTTCTAAAATAATATCATTTGGATATTTTAAATCGCGTAAAATTGAGATACCTCCTTTAATTTGAGAAACCCCTTTTTTAATCTTATAACTATATTTTGGTTTATCATTTTTATCAACCTCTACCTTCATTTTATAATTGGTAATTTTTTTATGTTTTTTAAATAATTTACATAATCGGATATAATGGGTGGTTAAAACAAATTTGATATTTGTATTTTTTGTTATATGGTTCAAATATGAATAGGCGCTACTAATAGCTTCATATGGATTTGTTCCAGAATATAATTCATCAAATACGCAAAAATGTCTTGCGGTCGGTTTGCTGGTAATTGTATCTAAAATTTCTTTACATCTTCGAACCTCTGCTTGAAACAAACTATCTCTTGAAACACTATCTGGTATATTAATATAACAATGAAAATAATCAAAGGGATTTAAAGTACACGATTGATAAAATCCGAAACCAACTTGTTGACTAAATAAAATATTAATAATAGTTGATTTGAGAAGGGTTGTTTTGCCAGCGGCATTTGGTCCAGTTAGAATGATACTTTTTTTAAGATTTATATTGTTTTTGATACATTCGTTGGATAAACTAGGGTGATAAACCTTTTTAATTTTTGATACATTTTTATTGCTATATATCGTCTTATGGATATTATTTAACTTTATATTTTGTTTTATTCCCACTAAATTATTTATATAACCGTTAAATCCGAAACTATATTCTATTAATTCATTAATATCTTCTGAATTATGAAAATCGTAAAAGTATTTCATAATATAACCATATGAAGGAATGGTTGATGCGTCGTAGAATTTGGAGGGTAAAAATTGTAAATTATCGTGTAAATTTTGTAGTTTTTCTTTACGAGAAGATAAATCTTTTAAAAATGATTGATATGTGTGATAAGGTTTAATTTTATTTTCAAATAATGTTATTTGATTGATAGTGTAATTTAAATATTCTTTGATAGAGTTTAGTTTTTCGATAATGAAAAAGGAATTAGAATAAAATTTGTAACATGATAATAGATTTTGATATAAATTATAGAAATATAGTCCAACCGTAACCAACATAGTTACTTTTTGTTTCGCGTCTACTTCATTAAAAGATGTAACCAATTTATATAAAGCATTTGTGGACATTATTTTTTTTAATATTTCTGTATATTTGTCCATAGAAACGGGGATGCCGGCAGCTTTTAATAAAAAGAATGGTAAAATAAAAGCCATTAAAGGTGCTATGAGCTGCATAATTGGAGCTGTAATATTTAAAAAGCTTAAAAAATACATAAAAATAGCATATGAATTGAGAAAGGCCAATCTTTCCCATTCAATATATTGGAACCGTTCGTCAAATTTTTGTATTCCCTTAATATTTTTCCAAGTTTTTAACATATCATCAATGACATCGCGCTTTTCTTGGAGGTCATCTATATTATTATATAATTTTTGAGATTCTTTTAAAAAATTTACATCACTTGTATAACAGTTCCATTGATTTAAACTTTTTTTACCAAGTTCATTTGTGGGTTTGAACAAATAATCGACGACTGGAATGTTTGTTTTTTCTTGTGTATTAATAAGTTCTAAATCATTGATTAAATTTTGTTCGATGGGAGTATTTTTCTGAAATCGCAAAGGGATATTAAAATTTCCGTGAGTTATTTCTTTATTTTTCATTTTATTAAAATAAAGAAAATAGATTATCGATATTAACGAACTCAATTGTATCTGCCAGTGGCTTTATATTTGTAATTGACATTATGTTTATTAGTGAAATTTTCAATAAAGTCATCGATTTCATCGGCTTTTAATTGATTATAATCGTTTTTGATTTTTAAACTACAAGTTAAACAACCGGTTAAATTAAATTCTTTGTGTGATTTATTTAATAGCCACTTATATTCAAAACAAATAGGGCAAATATCACTTCTACTAAATGGGGGGAAACTTTGTAACCATAAACAACACAAGTTCATATATATATATAATGAATATTAAGGTTGAAGATGTTTTGTAAAATCGACGGGCATTTCATGAATAACGGTTTGATAATAATCCTGGAATTTCTGGAGTCGGTTTGTATCATACTTGGTTTGGAAATTAATAGCAATACCTTTTCTACCCCATCTACCTGACCGACCAATGCGGTGTAAATAGGTATTTTCATTTCTAGGAATATCAAAATTAATAACGATACTAACTTGTTGGACGTCAATTCCTCTTGCAAATAAATCGGATGTAATTAGGACGCGACAACCGCCGTTTTTGAATTGTTTAAAAATTAGACTTCTTTCTTTTTCTTGCATTTTCCCGTGAATTTTTTTGACGGGGAAGTCATCGGCGACCATTGCCTCTTCGAGGTCATTTACCCTGGAAACGCTATTACAATAAATGATTGCTTGTGAAATAGATAAACCTGAAAATAGGTCTTTCATACAATCATATTTTTGCGAATCATCGGCTAAATTAATATAATATTGGGCGATTCCTTGTAGAGTTAATTCTTCATTTTTAACTAATATTTTGGTTGGATTTCTAGTAATTGCCTTGGTGAGGTCGTCTAATTCGGCGGGCATGGTTGCGCTAAACAATCCAATTTGAATTGTATCGGGCATTGCATTGAAAATTTTATACATTTGCTCTTTGAAACCTTGTGAAAGCATCTCATCTGCTTCGTCGATGATCAGTGTTTTCAAACTTTTAATTTTTAAACATTGTCGTCGAATCATATCTTGGATTCTACCGGGTGTTCCGATGCATAGCTGTGGTTTTTTTTCAAGCAAGTCTTTTTTGTTGGCTGAAACAGATGTGCCGCCTTTTATTAAAATGACTTCAACATCCATAAAATTAGACAAATTTTTGGCTACATTATAAGATTGTTCCGCTAGTTCCCTAGTTGGAGCAAGAATAATAACCTGTGGTTCTTTCAATTGGGCGTCAATTAGTTG